GAGGCAACTGCTGGGGAGGGAAACCGTTCTGACCAGGAGGGGGAGGCGGCGGATACTGCGGGTTCAGGGGCTGGGAATATCGGGGATCCACTGGCTGGACGGCGTACCGGGGGTCATTCACAATCCCCTGATCCGCGATGTTCTGCGGCACGAGGAACTTCGGAGGCGGGAGCAACCGAGGGATCGCTCCATCAGGAGTCGGCGGTGGTGGAGGGGGGCCATAGATATGGGTATCCCTGAACCGGGCCGATCTCTTGTCGAGACTGGTCTCCCTGGAGTGGTCATACCCATATTCCCGCTTGAATACAGGCGGAAGGGAGGAGATCTCCTCTTCCTCAGACTCGTATTGGACACGCCGGGGGGTGCGACTCTGAGAATGTTCTAAGAGGCGCTGTTCAGCCCGTCTCGCTTTGGCCCGCTGATCTCCGGCATCCACATAAAAACTCATGGGAGCCCCTATTCGCGATTCGAATCAGGTCTGATCTACCAGACTACACGATCATCCCACTGTACCAGACTGCCACTGCACAACACGTCCGATGACAACGTTGCCTCTCGGTCATCGGACTGCCACCCGTATGGTTCGGCCCTCCTCAAGGGAGGGAGGGAACTACCTTCTTCTCTGGCGTGTGAGCCTGAGTTCGGGAATAGGGGTAGGTTGTGTGGGCCGGCCTACTACCAACAACTTTTCATCTGGTTGGTCAGGAAGGGGGCGCTCTTCAGTTGTCAAAGAGACTTCAAGCCTTCACTCGGAGGGGGGCAGCCCGCTCTCGCCTTGCCACGACCACCACTGGATCTACCTGTGTACGTCACCCGTACGTAAAGACACCTTCCACTCCCCCTACAGATCCAGCCGGGCGTTTCTCATGTCCCGCGATATCTTGGTGGCGATCCCCCGTGGGGGCAAAATGCTCACGCCAGATTACCTGCTTGAAAGGGTGGAGCTATCTTCAGTTGGTAGTGGCTCGTTGATCCTGGTCTGTCCTCCACGTCGATCCGCTCATGGGGAGAATACTCCCCACGCGCCCTCATGTCAACACCTATTTTGAGATACTCCAGGTCATACCCCCAAATTCCCAGAAATTTTGATACAAAAATTGTAGAGGGGCACTAGTTACCGGTCCCGACTCCCTGTCCCCCGATCGATGCGGAATTTTTGCCTGGTGGGCTCGCGGGCGTGCGAGTAACGCTAGGCCTGTGAGGCGACGCGCGGAGCGAGCCAGTGAGCCAGTGACCAGCTTGGGATGCCTGGTGCCTGGTAGCCAACGTCTCGAAGGGTTGCCAGACCCCAGGATGCCCCCTACCAGGAGGGATCTATCGTTACGGTCATCGTTACGCCACGGGAAAACGGTGCCTGGGATATACAGCGCGGCGGAGCGCTTCCTATCGAGTAGGGCAAGCCTGGGAATCCTGGGGTCCGCTCGCGCTGGTGGGGCCGTGGTACTAGGACACCGCGCAGCATCTCAGGGTAGAAGGGCAGAGAACCCCACCAGGGCAAAGGGAGGATCCTCCCACCAGGGTATGGGGTGAGAATCCTCCTGGGGACCATCAGAGATCCCCCTCAGGATGAACAATTTCAGTAGGGCAAGGGTCGGGCGACGTAAGGAGCCCGACCCTTGCCCTAATCGAATTGTTTAGACTGAAATTATATAGTTCACTAATTCTTCTTATAAAAAGAAGATCTCAAAAAGAAATGACTTACTAGGACATATATGGGAATTCCACCCCCATCAATTCAAAGACTGACCAGAGTAGTCTACAGAAGACATTTGTCTACTAAAGCGCTTTACCGGGAACAGAAAGATTGGCGATGTTTTGTCATAAGTGAACGATTATTCTCACAAACACTCCAGAGAATCGCACCAAAACCGTGTGTTTGATGTGACATATCAATCGCACATTACCGAAATTGATATCTTTTTGTAATTATTCTCATACTATTCGTTTTCAGTCCCAACGATGCTTCCATCTCTTTAAGTTAGTGTGCTGTTAGCATCGCAATAGTGAGTCACTTGCAGATTGAAATGCAGTCAGGATGTTATCAGAACGCTATCGAACATGCCGGTCAAGGAATATTTGTCAAGTTCCCGTTTAGGGTTTCTTTGTGCACACTTTTGGGCCGGTCGGAAATTGGTTCTGAGAAACGAGATACTCGAAGGGAAACGGGCCGGCTCTTCACGCGCGCTAGGTAACTTCCGACCGGTCAAGAGTGTACGGGCAGTGGACACGTCCACTCCTGGGGGGTACAAATGGGGTGCGGCGCAAGCCGTGCCCAGCACTTTGACAACCGAAAGTGATCCGCCAACGTTGGCACCAGGACTAGCGGGCTGAGGCTTCCACTGAGAAGCACGGCGGTCCTGGTGAGTAGGCAAACGAGACGGATCGAGATCACTTCGAGCAAGCATCCTGCCGATAGATTGCGGATGGTGCCGTGTGAGAGTACGTACGGGAGCGTTCACGCCGTACCTCTTCCTTCTGGGCATCCGTTCCTCGTCGCCAGAGTGCAGACGGAATGTGTACAGCAGTACCGCTCCATGAGGATTGTGACCATTGGCCATCCTCAAATCCTGAGCTACCGTCGGGCGCTTTCTTCTAGGACGTTCCCCACGATTGAACGGGCACGGATGAACTACTCGAAGTGTGAGTGTAGGTAGGCACCAGTGTGAATGCTGGTGCCACTACGGGACCATGTTGGGGACCGTGCCTTCGCTCCGCTCGATAGATGCCACGCTGTACGGTGGGCATCCTTCGAGTGGAGCGAATGGCAAACGAGGGATCTAGCATGACCGTCACTGCCAAAAACGCGATCAGTCCTGATCAGACTGCTATGTCACGCGATCACTGATCAGGAACGGACGGGCGGGGCGCCATTGGCGCCCCGTGTCTATCGTCTCGAAGGCGATCCGTTCCACCGTGGAAACCATCACACTGGAGTTGTTGTCATGTTTGAAACCATCCTCGATGTCGCCAGCATCGTTGCGCTGCTCATGTTCGTTGCTTCCGTTCTTTTCTCGGTCGGGCTCGTCGTAGCCTGCGTGGTCCTGAAGGATTAGCCACATGGAAACCACGACATATCAGACATTCGCAGGCGCCAACAGAAAAGCGCGTCGTCGGGCAGCGTGGCGCATGATGGATGATGGTTCGACCAGAGTCAGGAACTACCAGGAACCTGCGCCCGTTGCTCCACGAATGCCGCGCCCAGTGTCACCACGCACACCAGGAAAAATCGTTCGGACGGTAGTCGCGACGAATCCGATCACCACGTACTGCCGCGAATGCCAGACGAGCGGCCGTTGCCACGCGGCAGAGCATGGTGCGACCTATCCGCGCCCGATGATCCAAACGCACGACATGGAACCATCCCATGAGATCATCCGTGACACGACGCGATACCCTAAGAAAGGCGAGAAACCATCGCGAGAATTCAATGAGCGGTATCCTCGAAAACTGATGATCTGAGCGTGCGATGGCGCCATCCTATCGGATGGCGCCGTACCTGATACGACAGGATGAGCCAAATTCAGTCCGGCTCATGGCGTAGGATCACAACATACTGGCGCATTGACGCCAAAAGGACAACAGATCATGGCACGTACCTCGAAGGCTGCTACCCTTGCCGCGCTGCTCGCGACTGATACCGCGACTGCGACCGTGGCGCGCGATCCGATCATCGCGGAGATGGCGGCGGAGCATGGCGTGACCGTCCCGCCCGTAAAGAAGAACGCGGTCAAGACCGCGCCCGTTGCTCCCGTACCGACCGCTCCCGCCGTCCTGACCGTTCCTAGTTTCAAGTTGACATTCATCGCAGGCGCCTTGACCGCGACCGTCAAGACGCCTACCAGTCGCGCGACCACGAATCCGTGGTATCCCGTCATCGAATGGATCGACGGGCAGGCGCCAGGATTCTTGAAGATCGAGCGGACGGCTGATGGCGTCAAGAGCCCAGTCGCGCAGATCAAGAGCGCCCGCAATCGCGCGCTCGATCTTGGCGTCAAGAGCGCGGGCAAGTTGACCGTTGCATCGAGCGCGACCGAAAAGGGTGTCTGGTATCTCGTCAAGCGGTAAGCGCTCTCGCCGCTCCTGCCTCCCTCCAGTCGCCACGACGGCGCCCTTCGCTTGAAGGGCGCCGTTCTCATACCCTGAAAAGGAGTAAACCCCATGTTCCACCGTGCCCCATCCGACGCCATCCGCATGCAGAGCGCCCATGAGATGCTGACCGAGGCTATCCAGCGCGCCCGCATCCTCATGGCAACGCTAGAGCCGGTCATCTCCAACGATTTCCGCTCCGAACTGGGCGCCATCATCGAGTTGATGCGCGACTCGCGGGGGGAATGCTCCAATGATTGAACGACTTCGCGTTGCGTACTGGAGACTGCGCGCTGAAATCGACTGGCTGCGCTTTTCCTGACTGCCATTCGTGCGAACGGCGACGTACTCCAAAAGGGAGTACGTCTCCGTCCCCCGCCCGAGCGGGGATAGGCCAAATCAGGCTGGCCTATGGCGTCGGCAGACGAACGACATCACGCGACGACCTGCCCCAACGGGCAAAGGAACACAGAATCATGGCGAACAACACCCCGGTCACTCGTGACGACATCGCAAAGCTTCTCGCCCCGTTTTTCAGCGCGGAGCTTCTCTTTCGGCAGGACGGCGCGGCGAAGGCCGGTGCGTACAACTGCGCGATCTGCCACGACGACGTGGGCGACAAGGGCGGACACTACGCCATCTCCTACAACGTCTCGAAGTATGGGACGTGGGCGCACCCGAACTGCGTCAAGATGCTCGGATTCCCCGTAAGCCTGGACGACAAGGCTAAGCAGGCAGCCAAGAAGGCAGCACAGGCGAACGCCCCCGTCAGGATCGCGACCAGGAAGCTACTCGACGCCCAGAACGTGGCGAAGGCGGCTCTGGTGACGACTCCTGCCCCGACGCCCTGCGAGCCGACCGTCTCCCTGGACACGTTTGAGGCGGAGCTTCGCTCCAAGATCGAGGATGAGTTCGACACCCTCCTCCAGAGCGCCATCGTACGGATCACGGCTCTGAACGAGCAGATCCGACTCCTTCAGCTTGAACTGGAGAAGGTTCGGAGCGTCGCTCAGGTGACCGATCCCCTGCCGGTGCCGACGAGCGTCGCCCAGGATCGGCCCGACGTGGCCCGGTGCGGAGCGCCGAAGGGCGACGGCCTGCCCTGCAAGTGGAACATCGCTCGGTCTGCCTGCCCCCATCACACCGTCCCGACACCCGCGCCTGTCTCCGAGGCGACGACCAACGCACGGCAGAACGACTCGGGGCTGACCGACGACGAGAAGCGAGCGGCACGGGCGCAGAAGCGCGCTGACCGTGCTATGCGACTGGGCAAGGTGGCCTGATGTTCTGCAAGCGGCTCCTGTGCTCGTACTGCTGGCTGGAGCGACTCCGACTCTTCGGCCTGTACCTGCGGAACAGAGACTAACGCTCCCCCAGACACCCTCAGAATGGCGACTCCTGGCTCTGACAGGGGCGACGTTGTCGCCCCTGTCCCTCATACCGCCGAACGGCGAGAAGGACTTCAGCATGCGACGCTGCCGATCCTGCAAGACCCTGAAGTGGGGGGCAGATCCCTGCCCGAATGCCGACTGCCCCAAGAACACCGGCGACCCTGTGATCAGGGTCAAGAGCCGGTCTCGCCCCATTACGGCGACAGCCAAGCACGGGTATCATGCCCCGAATACCACCGGCTTCATACAGGGCACCAGCGACTACGACGCCCCGATTCGCAGCACCTGGAGGACCATCTCCTAGTCGTGCGGGAGCAGCGACGTAACTGGAGTTACGTCGCTGCTCTGACACCGAAAAGGTGGACGACTCCCTTCTGGAGTCGTGGCGTGAGGAGGATAACTATGTCGCAGCCCAGCCCGATGTTCGGAACCGTCTACCACGCGCGGAGCAGCCGTCAGAAGATGATGGGCCGGTTCATCAGGACGCCTGACGCTCGTGAGTACAGCGGCTACGACTGGCGCACGTCCAGTCCCGCGTACAAGAAGTTTCAGAAGCGGGCACTGACCCACTTCCGACGCCATGACGGGAAGCGATTCATCCTCGAAGGGCTGGCTGCGACCTACTCCGAGCCGTTTGAGCGAGCCTATGAGGAGGACGACGAGGTTCGCCAGGAGCGGTACGACTCCGGCCTGGACTACGACGACCGGTTCGTGGACGATTATGGCTGCTCATGCTGCGGTGAGTACTACGACGACCGGTTCCACGACGGCGTGGACTACTCGGCCGAAGCGTACGAGGCCGACTACTACCGGCAGGAGAGAGACTATCAGCGCCAGCGGGCGGAACTGCTTGACCAGGGCTGGTACGGGGAGGATCGGCAGGGAGATTACGACGAGGGCTTCTCAGACGGATACGCAGCGGCGCTACGGGATATGAACAGGAGGAAAGTCTCATGACCGACGACAGGACCAGGATCGAGACGCTTCGAGCTACGCTGACCGACGCCCTGATACAGGCCAAGATCACGCAGCAGAGAACGATAGGCTGGCACAGCGCCATCATCAACGCGACCAGGAACGCCGACAGGATCGTACTGGCGAACGATGCCGAGACCCTCCGACTCCAACTCAGTTGGATCGAAGAGAACCTGCGCGACGCCCTGAAGATGCTCATGGACCTGGAAAGCGAAGGGAACTGACATGAACAGCCTGAAGGATCTGGTCCGCATCCCCGAGCGACAGTACGACAACATCGGCTTCGTCTACCTGGATTGGGTGACGACGGACGACGACGGGCAGAACCCGCTTCGGGCTCTGGTGGTGGAGAGCGCCGCCTCCCTGACGGCGTATGTCGGTGTGCCCCTCGATCATCTCCTGGCTCACCTGAACTACGAGGAGATGGACGGCATGCTCGACGTTCACGGGGGCATGACCTATGGCACGCCAGGAGGTACGGACATCTGGCCTGCCGGATGGTACTGGTACGGCTGGGACTACGCCCATTGGGGAGACTACACGAAAATCGACCGAACCTATGGTCGCGGACAGGGGGGTCACGAGTGGACGATCCCTGAGGTCTACGCCCACGCCCAGGCCGCACTGCGACAGCTTCGTAATCTCACGCAGAACCGGGAGGAGAATTCCTGATGACGACAAAGCGACAGCAGCACCTCTTGAACGCCGTCGAAGCGTATGTTCGAGCCATGCAGAATCACTTCCGGCTCCATATGAGCGCGGTGATGGAGGCAGAGCGCGCCTATCGGGAGTCTCGAAGTACGGCAGATATGGGGCTGGATCTCAAGACAGGGAGGGAGAAAGAGGCTCTGCTCAAGGCGTTCCAAGACGCGCAGGACACGAGCGACGAGGAGATCTGATGGTACGAGGAACCGACGACGACTTCCAGAGTGACGTGCGACTTCCTCCCCCACTGACCCGGCTCTGTCAGTTGTGCCAGGTCACCCTGACCGAATACCAGGGCATCTGCTGTGACATGTGCCACGGTGACTACTGCTACGGATGCTGCAAGTGGCAGCAGAACTCCGTGAAGCGAGAGAAGGAGACAGAGTAATGCGAAGCCGACAGTACAGTGTGCATCTGACCAACGTCAAAAAGATCTACGCATATCGCGTGTACTCGGATCGATCCGTCGAGGAGGGCTGCCTGGAGAACGGGGAGTTTATTCGCTCCCCGAACCCCAGTTCCAGGATCCATACCCGAGCCCGAGTCAACGAGATGATCAGGATGGCGAGGGAGTTTGGGTACGACGTGAAACGGGAGTGGCTGTGATGGATCGAGAGACCGTGACCGACTTCCTGCTGTTTCTCGCTGCGCTCAGCGTCATCTACGTCCTCTGGAGAATCTCGGAGTGGAACTGGTGATCTACTACAGCATCATCTTCGGACTAACCGGACGATTTCTTCGGTACTACCCTGAAGCCACCCATGTACGGGTGGAAGAGGATAGCTCGACTCCCCGAAAGATCACCCGAAAGGAGTTCGCACAGATTCTACTCACGGCTCGCCGTGATCGAGACAAGAGCGTTGTTCGGTGGGATACGCGCCCCAACTGGCGACGACCTACGCTCGGGAGATGGGGAAGGTGACACCGAAAGGACCGCTCGACGTGCTTCATGTCTGGGGAGTCGTGGCTGCCTCGGTCATCGTGTTCATGATTCTCTCGGGGCTGCCGTACGCCTTTGAAAATCTCTGGAGGTGCTGACATGACGAACTTTCTCAAGGAAACCACCGACCTAGTGATCGAGAGTGGCTACTCCCCCTCAACGGATATTGCCTGGATCGGCAGCGCCGATGGCACCTACGCCATAACCTGGGAGCAGTTCAGGAAGCTCGCGAACTTCGACTACGACTCCGGCTATGGGGCGCAGGAGATCCCAAACGATCTCGTCATCCTCATGTACGACGGCTCCTGGTTCGACCGCTTCGAGTACGACGGGGCTGAGGGTTGGGTACATCAAAGGACTCCGACCCGCCAGCCAGATGCGAAGCTCATCGTCAACCTCAACGGCCGGGATCGAGGTCTCATGTGGTGTTCGGTCCGAGCCTTCCAGCCTAAGGTGAGGAACGATGACTGACCCCCTTGACCGACTCGATACGTTCATGATCGGACTCCTGTTCTTCTGCGGAGGAGTCGCCATCGGCATCGCCATCCTGATGGTCATCTACCTGTTCAGGACCATCTAGTACAGTGTAGAATGACACTGTGATTCGGAGGAATCATGACGACCAAGAACGAGAAGTCGGCGCAGATCAAGAGCGTCATCATCGAGGCGCTCGATGACCTGGCTGCGGCAGTGGACGGCTTCGCCAAGCGACTCGACAGTATCGACTCGATGCTGCTGACCACACATGACCGGCTTGGAAGGTTAGAGGATCGGCTTGAGGATCTTCGGAACACAGACCTAGAAAGCCTAGACAATTCGGTCCGGTGCATCAACGACGCCGTCGAGAACATCGGGACAGACGTGCTAAACCTGGCAAAAATTTTCCCAGACATCGAGACGATGGCGCAGGACATACGAACCAAAGAACTCAACGAAATTCGGTTCGATGCCCGCGCTGCGATGGGCAAGGTCAAATTCGTTCGAGTCCAATAGAAGGGAGACATGAACGACTTTGGAACGCTCCACTTTCATGTCGTACTCCGGCAGGGGTACGACGTGTGGACGTATCCTCCCGCAGACAGGCCATCACTGCGTCGGAGGATGCGTTCACTCTATCGGGAGGGTCATCGACCTATAGCCTTGGTCTGTCGTCGTCAGTGTCGCATCTACATACCTGACCCTATGGGTCAGTTGAACATGGGAGAGATCCATGGCCGCATTAGTTCAGTCCGCAAATCTTCAGGATGTGTTCAAGGCTGTCGTCCAGGCTCGCAAACTGAAGCTGACGATGAGGAACATCCTGCTCGCAGGCCCTCCAGGGGTGGGCAAGACCACCTTCCCCTTCCTGCTCGCTGATCTGCTGAAGATGCTGGCCTATAAGGTTCAGCACCACGCCGAAGGCAGCCCCCCTGAGATCTTCGGGATGTATGTGCCCAAGGAAAAGTCGTTCGACTGGATGCCTGGCCCCCTCGATCTGGCGTACCAGAACGGAGGGATGTTGATCCACGACGAGATCAACGAAGCCTCCGGTCCGATGAAGATCTTCTTGCACGGCGCCCTCGACAACGGGCGGGGCGGGGAGATTAGTTATATCGGTCGAACCTTCAAGCCTGAGCGGGGCATGATGAACGTGGCGACCATGAACGGCTGGCCCTACGATGGGTCACTCGATCCGGCTCTGCTCGATAGGTTTGACGCCACGTTCATCATCACGAAGCCGTCGGCCAAGCAGATAGCCCTGCTGGACAAGGATCTTCAATCGGTCTGCGAGGACAGCTACGACAAGCCCGAAGATCCCATGATCGGACCGGCTGTTACCTTTCGGATGCTGATGTCCTTCCAGGCCCTACGTGCCGTCCTGCCCCTGGAGCAAGCGGCCTTGTCGGCCTGCCACGGACACCTGAAACTGGCGACAGGGTTCCTGGAAGCTCTCGCTATGGGTGGGGACGAGGACGACGATCTCCTGGATGACGACGAGGATGATGACGATGACGACGAGTAAGACAGACAAGCCAAGGCGTCGGGGAAACCCGACGCTCTACCTCCCCGAGTTGATCGACCCAAACCCTGGGGCCTGGACGGTCAACGAGGTAGACATCCAGGACGCAGCGGTAGACACGGCGAACCAGGAAGCGTGGGTTCCTCCCCCTAACACGCCAGCCCAGCGACTGGCGAGAATGCATGAAGCGGGACACATCAAGTTCAGCCCCCGTGACTGGGACAAGCAGGTTCTCAAGGCACTGACGAGTGCGCAGATACAGCTTGGGAAGCCGGTCGATCCAAACGCTGTCATGAAGATCCAGAAGATGATGGAAGAGAATAGGATTGACTGGATCTTATGGGACCGGAAGGGTATTGACCTGCGACCTGCTCGTGAGACTCTGGACTGGAGCCTCATGCCCGACCCGCCGACAGTTCTCTATGCGTTGGGCATGTGTCTGCAACTTGCCTGGACTGTCTGGGCTTCCCGTGGATTGGGGGGAAAATCGGGAGTACCAAATCCACCACCCGCCAGGGCTGTTGACCCTGACACAGCGGAGTATTTCGACAAGTGCTGGGCTATGGTCCTCGAAGAGAACGAGCGACTAGGTCGAGCGATGATACGCGGCTGCATGAAGATGTACCAGACGCCGACCCACCACACGAGGAACAAGGTCGCGTCGGAACTGGCCGTCTTCTTCCCGCTGGAACAGGAGCCTGAGCAGAAGCCGCCGCCCCCCAAGAAGGAAGAGCAGGAGGCGCAGGATGCAGCCGAGCAGGAGGAGGAAGAGCACGCTGAATATCTGGAAAAGCTGGAGACTGGGATCGGTAGCGACGTGGTTACCGAGGGCCGAGTTCAGTATCACGATCACACGGCGACGGTCCGTCGCCCTTCGATGCGGATTGCACGTCGAGCTATCCCGGTATCCCAGGGGATTGGGCTTAGGTTTCCACATCGGTGGTTCTTGGATAAGGCGATCTTCAGTCAACGACTCCTGACTGAAGCCGGCATCATGATCGACGGATCAGGGTCGATGCGGTGGACTGAAGAGGACATGCAGTTACTGATGTCGAAAGTCCCGGCTGTTAGAGTGGGCGTCTACTCCGGCGTTGAGTACGGCATCAGGAACAGCGCAGGAGATTCCGTCTTCGGGAGGATCTGCATCATCGCCAAGGACGGACGGTTCGCCAAGTTCACGGGCCTGGATCCCGAGATGAACGGGGGGAATGACGTGGACTTTGAGGCCCTCCAACTCCTGGCTCGCTGGCCGAAGCCCAGGCTGTGGCTCTCGGACGGGATGGTCTGCGGCGGGGTGATCGTAGGACCGCCGACCAAGTGCCCCCCGATGGGCTACTACAACGAGAGCGACGGGTTGCTACGGGAGAAGTGCGACTCGTGGATGAAGGCGCACGAGATTCTGCGTGTACCGAACACGCAAACCATGCACAAGTTGTTGAGTCGGCAGAAGGTCAAGCTCTACCGAAGTACTGTCGCCGCTCAGGAGGACGTGGACTTCAACATCTCAGGCTGTTTCCCCTACGAGGCCGAGCCTGTCTGGTTCCAGTTGTAAGTGCCTGACCAGAGAGCAGGGAGTGGACGTTGACACTGCGTCCACTCCCTGCTATACTTGAATTCCGGTCAGGTTGTGGGAGGTGTACCCCTGGCAAGACTCGTCGCATCCGTACCTAATCCTGTCGTTCGCCTGAAACAAAGGCTTCAAGAGAAAGGGATCGTGAGCCCCACCCTGTACCGAAAATTTATGGAGACCTTGCTACAGGGAGACCCCCGGTTCTACAAGACCGTTCCGCTACGGAACTCATGGAAAGGACTACCAAAGACCATGACAGTTACTGGCATCCATCTCGCTGATGGCACTGAGATCTCGGCCAACGACGCAGTCTGCGAGGGCTGCGGTGAGTCGATGAACAACCACTCGTGCGGGGCAGCCGCTGCTCCTACGGTGGTCGTCTCCCGCTCAGGCAAGGGGACCACGCGCACGCCTGTTTCTGACAAGCCTACCTGCCCCCACTGCGACGGCGTCAAGCACTACAACATGAGTGCCAGTGCCGTGAACAGCGAGTGCCTGAACCGGCAGTATTCTATGGACAAGGGGGACATTACCGATCCGAACCAGCGGCCCCCTGTCCTGACCATCGAACGGATGGGGGACATTTTCAACTGGGGGCAGACCCTCGCTACGCCGGTGACCTATGGTGGCATGGTCCACTCGGCGGGTGGGGCTGGCACCTACTCGGCATCGCGACCCAAGACGGGCCGCAAGAAGAAGGCCGTCGCCGCTGCCCCTGGATCACAGATCCAGGACATGGCCGACGAAGAGGCAGCGGCAGTCGCAGCAACCAAGCCCAAGAGCAAGCGCAAGTCGAAGGGCCTGAAGGTCACCCGAGTCCAGGCTCATAAGGATGGTTCGATCACGTCAGAGAGCGTCGATGCTGAGATCGTCAACGGTGTCGCCGTCCCCGTCGATGAGCTTCCCCAGGAGGAGGCCGCTGTCGCTGAGGCTGAGGAGATTCTCGCGGAGTCTCCGTTCGAGGCCCCGAGTGCCGACGAGGATGCGGCACGAGAGGCGCGGGCTGAGAAGCGACGGCTCCGTAAGGAGAAGCTCGCGAAGGCTGGCTCCCGCTAGTCTAGAGGGGGGCCATGCCCCCCTCATTCTTTCACCCGAACCTATCTCAGAATAGGAGAGACTCGTGAGTGACCAAACAATAACATCGCCGGTATGGGAAGAAGAGCAATGGGTGGACGTGCTCAAGCAGTTCTATCACACCGAGAACGAGATGGCGGTGGACTGCGTAGACCAGAAGGATATGAACCGGAGTCGGATTCATCGAGCGAAGTCAGGGGCCTACGCCCTGATCCTCTCGACGTACTACCGAGCGAAGAACCAACCTGAGCCGGGCAAACTATGGGAGGATCGAGCGATCCGTCAGAACCAGCGAGCCTTTGGACGGAGCAATAAGTTTGTAGCAAGCCTCGGACTGGAGATGCCATGAGCTACTCCTTCACCACCCTCGCCGCTCACATCCATCGGGACGGGGAGATCTCCCTCACCCTGCTGATCGAGCGAGACGGACTAAACTACCGGCTTCGACAGGAGGGGAGCGACGAGATTATCGTAGAGCTTTCCTCCCCCTACGATGTTCAGCGTGCCGCCGACATGTACATGGCTGGGTTTATCGCCGGCTACGACGAGGGATTTGAAAAGGGGTTTGACGATGGCAACACAGAATCCGAGAACCGATCACCGAAACTATCCGCCCACGCTACGCTCCGTCAGCTTGGTCGAGGCTCCGCGTTCGAGAGTGTCGGTCGAGATCGAGAGGATGACGAGGGGACCGGCGAAAGTGTCAGTCAGGATTGACGGCGATGACAGCGAGGATGTCGGTCAAGAGGCACTCAAAATCTACGGATCCCTGCTCATCGCCGTCGCCAAGCTAGAGCCTGAGGAGGCCCCGAAATGATCTCCCCCTTCCCATTGTCCAGACTCCGCACTGCGCTCGTCCTGATCGTTCTAGCGCACGTTCTGGGGGTGTCCCTGGCCCTGTCTCAGGTACTCATAGGGGAGGTAGCCTACGCCGCTCCCCTCCCACCCCAACCGTATCAGCCACCGGTTCTCTGCAAAGAAGGAGCGTTCAAGCAAGATGACATAGCCGGTGTGTACGAGCAGTACTACATGCGTGTGGATGTCCAGCCCTGCGGGGGTGTGGTCGTCCACTGGTTCAACGAGTACGGCGATCACTACTCCCTCTACTACAGTGAGGCCCGAGTCCCTGGGGGTGGGGTGTACATCGGAGGGTACATGCCAGACCCTGAGATCAATGCGTACCTGGACTCGACACCGCTCGCTGCGATCACCCCTATGGAGCCGGGGTACATACGATTCACGACAGCCAGCAGGGACGGGCAGACCTTTCGGTCCTACCGCCTCATGAAGACGGCGTAAGGGAGGGAACGTGTCGCAGTTCATTCGCCTGAGTTCCCCGCAGGGAATCATTGCCCGGTTCAACAGCGATCTGCTGCTGACGTACTTCCCCCACAAGCACAGCGACGGAGGCTGTGATGCCGCAGGACTATCGCCCTGCACTTCGCAGACTGATCTCCTGTTCTCGGGGGCTGCTCACATTCTCAGTGCCGTCGAATCTCCCGAAGAGATTGATCGACTGATCAATCCTTCCCACACCCCTGGATAACACCGTGATGGAGGTGACACTCGAACTGTTCTTCTTCGGTATCGTCGGCGTGATAAGCGCCGTCCTCGCCCTGCTCGTGGGGTACGTCCTCATCAAGAGCATCACCCGCTAACAGAAAGACAGTCATGGCTACACTCGCCACGCCCTCGGCAAGTGGAGGGCTGCCCCCGCTGGGGGAGCACCAGGACTTCGCCATTGACGAGGCCCTCGACCGCGAAGCTCTGCTCACGGAGTACGGGACAGGGACCGGCAAGACCAGGGTCTACGTCGAGATGACGCAGGCCATAATCCAGGCAGGAGAGACACCGGTCCTGATCTCCGTTCCGAACTCCCTGATCGAACAGACCTACGAAGAGTTTGAGAAGTGGCTCGGGTTCTCGTGGTGTGAGAAGTACCTGATGATTCTGTCGGGGAAGTACACCATTGAGGACCGACGACATCACCTCCGGTATGGGAAGGCTGCGGCCTACGTGATATCCCATGAGGCGATGAGTTACCCGCAGATCCGCGAAGCTCTGTCCTCTCGGAAGTGGGCAGCCGCCATCATTGACGAGGCGTCCCGCTTCAGGAACTACAGCAACAGGACCAAGGCACTGAACGTCCTGACCAGCAGGGCTGCCACACGCTACGCCTTCACGGGGAACCTCGCCCCTCGGGCACCGACCGATGTCTGGTACGTGATGAACTTCATCCGACCGGGTCTGTTCGGGACCAGGAATGTCCAGAATTTCAAGACGACCTACTGCCTGATGGGTGGGTTCGAGAACCGAGATGCCATCGGGCTGCGGCCCGACAAGACGGCAGAGTTTCGAGCCATCATGGACGCCAACAGGATCTCCTGCCAGTTGTCCGACGTGCGGTCGGACCTGCCTGATCGGGTGATGCACGTGCCTCGGGTGACCATGCCGGGTAAGGCTCGAGAAGCGTACAAGGAACTCCAGGAAACGCTGCGTCTGGAGATCGAGAGGGTAGACGATGTCACCTTCCAATCCATGGTCAAAACGTATGCTACTCGTTTGCAGAGACTGCAAGAGATTACTGCGGGCTTTGCCAGAAACATCGAAGGGGAGGTTGTGGGCCTTCCCTGTGCGAAGACAACAGCGTTGCTCGATCTGCTGGAAGATGAACCTGACCGACCGACTGTCATCTGGTACTGGTGGCGGCCTGAGCTTCTGACCATCGAAGCCAATCTTCGCAAGAAGAAGATTGACCACGTGGTCTTCGGTCAGCCGGGTGCCGTCGAGCGGTTCATGGCAGGGGAGACGAACGTCTTCGTGTCGCAACTTGCGAAAGGAGGATACGGACTGAACCTGACCCGAGCCGAACGCATGATCTACCACTCCCTCCCCTGGTCCCTCGACGTGTACTTGCAATCTCAAGAGCGGAACATGCGGCTGACGACGACGGCCACCCACCTGGAGATCATCCACCTGACCACCCGAGACAGCGTCGATGAGTACGTTCGACAGAAGCTCTTGCAACGAGCAGACATGAGCCGGCAGTTGACCCGATCACAAGCACTGGAGTTGTTGAAGTGACGAAGGAAAACCTCGTGACCACCGAGCACCCGAGCCTGACCGAGATCCTGGATCTCTCGAAGATCACCCTCGTTCGTGAGGCGTTCTGCCGGCCGGTGTCCACCTACAAGATGATGATGATGATCAAGAAGGGCTACGATCCCAAGGCCTTTCAGTTCGTATCCCTCCACCTCCAGTCCGACGGGGCCTACTCTATTCTCGATGGTCAGCACCGCATCGCCATGCTTCAGAAGCTGGGGATCACGAGGCTCCCCGCCAACGTCTTCATGGACCTGACCTACGAGGAGCGAGCGGAGCTTACCGACAAGCTGAACTTCACAAACCGCCAGACCGCCACGAACAAGTTCCAGTACCGGTATCATTACCGAGAGCCTCGGGCCGTTGGCATCGTCAAGATCGTGCGGGAGTTTGGTCTGGACCTTGAAGGCATCGAAGGCAACTATCGAGGGAGGGGATCGGTTGGTGTCCTGTCCTGTGTCTCTGCTCTGGACGAAGCCTATGCGGACCTCGGAGCGGAGGGTTTCAGGCATGTTCTGGATGTGATGTATCAGGTGTGGAGTACGGATCGTCAGGCCTGGGTCACCGACATCGTCCTGGGGTTCCGACAGTTCTGGGCGCGGTATCACGACAAACTCGACAAGCAGCGGCTGATCGAGAAGCTCCGGCGCGTATCCGTAGATGAACTCTACCAGATAGCCGGAACTGTGGGGGCTCGATCTGAGAATAAGTCTTCTCGTCTCGGGAAGGCGGTTGTTCAGATCTATAATCACCGGCTACATCCTGGTAAACGACTTGGTCCCTGGCAGGACTACACCGGCACGAAGATATACCAGGGAGAGCGGACCGATTGGGGGACGAACTCGACGATGCGGAGGAAGATCTACCAGGAAGAGAAGAAGGCACGGGAAGCTAGGGAGAACCTTCCTGAGGGTTCTGCCCCCCAGCCCGACGATCTAACCTGGCTGTACTGAGGGGCATCGTGACCGAAGCCGAACGGCTTCTTGCCATCGCCTTTCATCAGGCCCAGATCAAGAAGCTCCGAGCCATGAAGAGAAACCCAGAGGCGTGCCCGAAAGGGCACGCCTACACCCCCGAGAACACCCGCTGGGGTGGACCCAACAATACCTGGAGACGGTGCCGGTCCTGCCATAGGGAGCGACGCCGCGTGCGAGATTTGGGATGGGATACAGGAGAGGTCAAGTACGCATGAAGAACGAACCTCACTATTGCCGGGAGTGTGGAGAACTGTTTCCTCCCGCCGTACTCGGAGATCCCCACGCACACGCTCAGGTCTGGAAGCACATGCGCGAGGAGCACGGCGGGAGTGGGGACTACAACTTCTGCTCCCGCCACTGCGAGCGACGCGCCCAGCCCGAGGAGCTTACGACTGGGAAGAGACTTTATGGGAAGGGCATACCTAAGCCTGAGGTAGAGCTTATAGACCGATACAATCTGCTCTTCCCGAGGGACAACGTATGAGGATTCGGGACATCTCGAACGTGCCTGGGCGGCACGTCTGCCCAACGTGTAAGCAGTTGTGCAGACGCCTGGATACTGAGGAGCCGAGCAAGTTTATCGGTCGCCCGCCCCGTGCCCGACAGGCATTCGTCCGGCTGTTATGGGAGGAAGCGAGCGAGCAATACCCGATGACAGCAGAGGAAATTGCCGGTCGTCTAGGACTACAGCCGGCTAGCGTAAAGCAGTACGTCTACCGGGTACGATCTGTCGAGGGAATCGACGTGCAGATCACCAAGAACGGGGGGTATTACATCGCCGTTGAGGACTAAATAAGAGACGGGTGTACGCACACATGACGCGATACACCCCCTGAATAGGACCGAAATGTCCTGACAATCGAACCCTTCAAACCCTGTTTTTGGGTGACTTACCCGTGAAGGGTTCGATTGTCAGGACATTCGTGTCACCGTAGGAAAACTTCGGAAAATCTCCCCGTGAGGGGTGGGAAAACCTATCACAGAAACGAGATACCAGATAGGAAGGGGATGATATCTTTTTGATATACAGGGTGATATCTTTTTGTAATGTGGGGGGTGAAAGTTAGTGAAAACTTGCGAAAAAATTTCGGAGGCGAGTTGAAATCCTGTCTGTGAGTGCGTCTCCGAGTAAGTCACCGACGACTCCCCCGTAGGGGGGTCGGTGACTTTCTCGGTGACGCACCCGCAGGATCGCCTCAGGGATGAGGGGGTATGGGAAAGAAGTTCTGTAATCAGAATCTTTCTTTTTCGACCCCCATCTGCAAGAAAGAGAACCGCCGTATCTCAATTCTTGACGGGCGTTTCGCCCCCCACCAACTTCTTGCGAGACCAGTTCTGCTCCCGCGACACGTTGAGCGCGATCTCCTGCCGAGCTTCGGCCAGTGTTCCTCCCCCACCCTGCGGTGTTGGGGGAGCGACCACCCCCAGCTTCATGTCGGTCCTGAAGATCTCCAGCCCGACCAACGTGTTGATCGCGAAGCCGATGTTGTGCATGACCCACGGCTGAAGGGGCCGGAGTTCGTTGATGTAATCGGAGAACTGGTTCTGGTTCATCCCGATGACCTCGCAGATCTCGGCCCGCGTGATCCGATACCGAGCCATCTCGGCACGGAAGTTATGCGGAACCGGTAGTAACCTCATCGCCATGACGTACCTCCTCGTGGGATATGACACTCCCACATTGCAAAACTATACCTGGGCCGCTCCCTGTGGAGGCGGGAAACAGGCCAGGTTCCGCCCTGATTGACACGGCTTTCAGACTCTGGTATGCTGAAGGCCGTAATCAGTCATCCAAGTTGCGCAGTAGTGCAGAACGAACCGAAGGGATCCGAGAATGGCAACCCCAGCAACTGGCGCCCGCGCTGCCCGTCGTGCCGCATCGACCGCTGCCCGCTCCAAGATCGACGCGCAGCCTGCGCCCACTCCCGAACCTACTCCCGCCGAGATCGAGCACGATGACGTTGACGCCGCTGCCGAAGAGGCGTTCGGCTCCGATGATCTGCCGCCGTCCATTGGGCAGATCGTGAACGACGTGAAGCAGGGCAACGGGACCGTGATCGACGCCCGTCCTGCGGCTCCGCGCGTCTCGATGCCGCTCGCTGTTGCTCAGCCCGTGCAGGAAGATCTGACCCGCCAGATCACGGCTGGCGACATGATCATCCCGAAGCTCCAGCTTTCCCAGGCCATGAGCAAGACGAACATGACCTACCAGCGGACCAAGGGGGCCGAGGGTGTCCAGCAGGGGAACTGGTATCACAGCACCAGCGGTGAGAACCTGGGCGAGACGGTCTACTTCATCCCGGCTGACATGCGGAAGTCGCGGGCCTACTTCGTACAGGGTCAGGGCCTGATGTGCCGGTCCTTCGACCTGCTCAATGGAGAGGGCGATCCTGGTGGATCCTGCGAGGGCACCTACGAAGAGCGCCTGACCATGCCAGCAGATCGTCGGGGCTGCCCGCTCCGTCTCTGGACGGACAACAAGCCTCCCCCGTGCGGCCAGACCTACAACTTCCCAGGCTTGATCATCCGTGAGTCTGAGATCGAGAACCCCGCGAAGGCCAAGCCGATGACGGGCATGCTCAGGCTCCGCTCGACTGCCACCCAGGCAGCCAAGAACCTGATCACCCAGGTCATGGAGGCTGGCGGGGTCTGGAACACCGTGATCCTCGAACTGGGGGTGGAGATCAAGACCAATCCCCGAGGCACGTTCTACATCCCGACCGTAGATTTCTACGACAGCACTGACGCTGAGGGCTTCGAGCGGATCGCTCGTCGTGCTGCGTCAATGGCCCGGCAGATGGGGTCGGCGAATCTTCGGGCAAGCATGGAAGACGACGACACCTCCAACTAATCAGACGAGGTATGCTGGCTGGGGCCGAGCAGGAAGCTCGGCCCCTTGTCGTCTGGAGTGTGTATGTCATCGCATCTTGACGTGTGGGAAGAGATCGCCCCGAGCGCGTCGAGATCTCTAGATCCTGAGCACCGTGAGGTGTTGGAGATCTCCAGCCAGATCTCACCTGAGATCATTGACCGGCGTGGGTATCACAGTCTCTCAAAACTTCAGGTCACCCACCTCGTGAGCCGAGGGATCGTCGGACCGTCGGTCCTGAAAGCCGAGTCCTGGATGGCGATACCGATCTGGCGACCTGACGAACAGAACCACGGACAGATCATCAGGATGTTTGGGGGAGACAGTCCCTACAAGTACGTCTGGCCGACGGGACTCCGGCTCTGCCTGGACGTACACCCCGATAGCTTGGATCTCCTGTACGACACAGATGCCCCGGTCTTTATTACCGAGGGCATCAAGAAAGCCGACGCCGTGTTGAGTGCGTCGATAGCTGAAGACTTCCCCCTGCTGGTCATCGCCGTCAACGGCTGTGATGGGTGGAGAAACAAGATCGGGGAGAGCGAGGAGGGGGAGGAGAATCCTCAGCCCCGATCCAGCATCGCCTCCCCTGATTTTCTGGACATTGCCTGGGGAGGCCGACGTGTCTTCATCAACTCCGACAGTGACTACCGAACCAACAACCGTGTGTCCTCCGGCTGGAATGGATGTGCGACTTACCTGTCGTCTAAGACTGGGGAGCATCGCACTCTTCTCGTGGTCACGCCTCCTGCCGGGATGGAAAAGCAGGGGGCTGATGATTGGTTGGCAGGGGGTGGCACGCTTCGGGATCTTCTGGGGTTCGCCCAAACCCCTGAGCGAGCCATCTCCGATCAGTCTGGACAGCGAAGACCTTTCCGACTGAAGACGGGGCTGGAACTGATCGAAGAAGCGGGCGATAAGATCCCGCATTTGATCTACCCCCTCATCCCCGACCGATCTATCACCCTCATAGCGGGCCACAGCGGTACCTACAAGACCTGGAATGCCCTGGGGCTGGGGTTGGACTCGGCTTTTGGATTTCCGTGGCTCTCACACCCCTCCTTGGTCTTTGAGTCCGACCCCTTCACGACGCTCTACATCAACAAAGAAATGTCCGGCATGATTCTGGGTCAGCGTCTCAAAACTCTGACCCTGGACGAGAAGTACAAAAGCATACCGGGCTACAAGGAGACCGTCGCCTCGCACCTGATCTTCCCCATCGAGCCAGAGTTTGACCTGAACAAGCCCGACGATAGGGACCGGCTCGAGGATGCCGTCATGGCAACAGGCGCCAAGCTCGTGATCCTGGACTCACTGTCGATGTCCTGGCACGGCGACGAGAACAGCGCCTCTGAGGTCGGAGAGTTCTACTCAGTCCTGCGGGGGATCATCGAGAGAACGGGCTGTAGCTTTGCGCTGCTCCATCATTTGCTCAAGCCACCGGGAGGTAGAGTCAAGAAGGGAGAACCTGTATCTCAGTTCTCGGTGCGTGGCTCAGGCCAACTCTATCAGCAGGCTGATGCCTGCGTGATGATGTTCCTCTATAGCTCCGGCACCGCTATGGAGGACAACGACGAGAAGCTGGTGACGATGCACCACGTCAAGGCCAGGACATCGCTTGAGCTTCCGTCCTGGGTGGCTCGTTTTTCTACGAACGACGGGCTCTTTACGAGCGTGCAATATCTTTGCAAGCTCTCCGAAGCAAGGGCCACAGCCTATGCCGAATCGGGTGGGGATGCGAAGAAGATTGAGGAGTGGATCCTCGAAGAGTGCTTTGCTATGCCGGCTATGGCTCCTGGTCCAGGCACCCCAGGTTTCAGAACCAAGCAACTGACCCTCATGCTGCAGCAAGCCTGGACCGTACCAGGCAAGCCCGCCCCCTCCGAGTCTACGATCCATCGACACATCGGCAAGCTCGTGGAAGACGGCAAGCTGGTGATGACCGAGCAGAACAAACGCATAGGGGGACTGTACAAAGTAGCTGAGGCTACGGTCTACGATCCAGGACAGGACACGGACACTGAGGCCGTTGACCCCTCCGAGACAACGTGATACAGTAGCCGTGTCAAACCTCACTGAGGAGACCCCGATGCAGCCGACCGATGACGAGATGGATAGAGGGCTAGCTCACGCCAAACGGCTGGCTCTATCCCAGGTCCGACTGGCCGTGTACTCCATGTCCGATGAGAAGCGTCAGGCCCTGACCGACGAAGATCTACGTCTGATGAACTGGGAGGAACCCTACCCTGGGTACTTCCAGAAGGATCCCCGCCGTACTGAGAACGACATCAGTGCAGTGGACCGCTATCTGATGGACCACCCTGGCCCTGACTGGCGAACCAAAGAGAAGATCCCCCGATCAGATCGGCCCGAGAACATCTGGGAGGGGGTCGAAGCGACGGATCCCATCGACTACTCCCGCGTCAAGATCCTGCCGCTGAAGTCGAAGGTCTCGTCGGCTAACGCTGTACCGGAGAGTCTCGAACCTCGCGAGGACTTCGAGCCGAACGAGAAGCCACGGACTTCAGGGCTGTACCTCTGCCGAGTCTGCTCTCGAACGTTCGCCCTCTGGCCCACCGAACGAGCCCTCCGATTCCACAAGTGGGGCCTGAGTTGGACGCTCGTCTTCCGATCTCCGTTTGCCTGCACGAACTGCCGGATCCTGAATCAGCGGACAGTACAGGCTCTGGGGAGGGAAGATCATCGGATCTTCTGGAGAAACGTCATCGCTGTCTGGGAGGGCAAGAGCCCCCCAACCGCAGGTAAAGGTACTCAGACCTGGGTGAACCGTAGAAACGCCCTCCTGAGGGCAGGAGCGCGCGTTATGAGGGTGTTCCGCCATGGCTGGTAAGACCCCATGGGAGGCGAGGATCGGGCTGCTGCTCGAACCTCGCCTCCACCCTGAGTTCGTCTACAGCTACAAGCCGTACGACTCCCCGATGTACGGCGGGCAGCCGAGAATAGACTGGCATGCCTGCGATCAACTCGGCCGGTACTGGATGATCGAAGTCAAGTCGATCCCCAACTCTCGCCGGTCCATCAACCTGCTGAGCGACGTGACCCCAGGGCAGAGACAGGCACTGTCGGGAGTCGCGAAGTCTGACGTTGGTGTCCCCATCCTGGCCGTCGGCCAGAACAGAACGCTGTATCTCTTCGATTGGAGAGCCATCGCATGGCGAGCAGAACCCGCATCCGCACTACACCCGGCACCCAACCCCCTGTTGCTGATGACCGAAACGATGCTCCAGCTAGAGTGGAGCCCCAAGTACTGGAAGGGCTTCAATCTGTCCCAGCAGTGGGTGATGCTGAAGATGTCTCGTGCGTTAGCGACAACGCCCGTGGTGCCCACCTTCCCACCTCCCGCCGTGTGGGGAGGCCCCGTTATTCCGATGACAGCGACGCTCTCAGGAAGTCTCTCGCCAGCAATCCCAGCACCCCCGTCGCCGTCGACCTCGAAACCAAAGGACTCCATCCGCATGCGTCGGCGGAAGCTGCTATCGGGGCCGTTATTGTCGAAGCCGCCGGAGTGAAGTACATCTTCCGAGAGCTTCCCGAGTGGTGGCCTGAGCTACTGGCTGATGCCTCGATCCCCAAGGTCATGCACAACGCCAAGTTCGATCTGGCCTGGATGATCGAGCACTGCCCTGATCGGGAGAATGGGCAGGTCTACGCCAGGAATATCCAGGACACGATGCTCAAGTCCCAGATATCCCACGATTACCGCACGAAAACAGGGGCCGCTAAAGCTGGTCGCCCCCAACTCTGGGAGCCCAACGATCTGCAGGCGGTCCTGGCTGAGAACCTCGGGGTCGAGATCACGAAGGGCATCGACCACGAGACCACTGATTGGACCGGCCCGTGGTCTGACGAGATGGTCGATTACATGCTCGAAGACATCGGGTACTTGAACGATCTGAACCGGGCTATTGACAAGAAGATCCTCCAGTCAGGACAAGAGAGAGCCTCGTGGATCGAACAGGAGGCCGTCTTCGGGACCGCCTGGATGACGGTCAACGGGATCAAGCCCGACGTGCCAGCCTGGAAGAACGCTATTGAGGGCTGGAAGGAAGAACACCACAACGTCCTGATGGAACTGATTCCTCTGTGGCCTGGGGTGGAGAACTTCAACAGTCCCAAGCAAATCATAGAGGCATCAACGAAAGTCCTGGGAGGGAAGCTCACACATACTCGGAAGGAACTGCTGCGACAGATGGCTGGAACCTTTCCTGCCGTAGACAAGCTGCTCCAGCAGCGGCATCTTGCCACTCGGCTCAAGAACTGGGGGCCACACTACCTTGACGAGTTTGTATGCAATCAATGTCTGCGGTTCCATCCTGGCTGGAATCAGATCGGAACGGAGACTAGTCGCCCCTCGTGCTGGAAACCGAATCTTCTACAGATCCCGAGGGCGACAGAGTTCCGTTCACTCTTCGTGCCGGAGGAGAACCATCTCATCGCGAGTCTTGATTACTCCGCTATCGAGGTACTCGTGGCTGGTGTATTCGCTGATGAGCCAGCCCTCATCGCAGCCTGTGCCACGGGTGACCCTCATCTCAAGACCGCCATGATGATCTCAGGCGACAAGGACATGACCAAGGCAGACCCTCGCCGGCAGGCTGCGAAGATCGCAAACTTCGGCTTGCTCTTTGGAGGGGGCAGGGACGGCCTGGTCACGCAGGCCCTGACCCTGTTCGATACGGTGCTCAGTACAGGCGAAGCTGAGATCATGATGCAGCAGTATTTCTCGTTGTATCCTGGACTGCGCAAGACCAAGAACATGGCCTACCGAGCGATGGATGAGACGACGGATCGTGTTGTTGTCGAGAACATGGTCGGCTACAAGCGGCCCCTCGAAGGATTCAACCGGAAGCCTACGTCCTGGTTGAACACGATCATCCAATCGACCGCAGCCTATGGGATGAAGTCGAGCTTCAGGTATCTGATGGAAGCCGGCTTGACTCCATACGTTCTCGGCCAGATCTACGATGAAGTCCTCTTCGAGTTCCCTGAGCAGGACTGTCACGACTTCGCTCAACTCGCCAAGACGTGCATGATCAGGGGCATGCAGGATGTGTTGGGGAAGAATGCTCCCGTCAACGTCGGGATAGATTGGGGGAGGTGCTGGCTGTGATCTCCGCAAAGATCGTCGCGGATTCTGTTGGGGAAACCTCGAAGGCCAGGATCACGACGTTTGAACTGGTGATGCCCAAGTGCCTGATCGCCCAGTTCAACAAGCACACCCTGATCAGGAACAGTGCCGAGAGCAGCCGAGCCCGCCCGACCCAGCAGATCCTGGAGCAGATCCAGATGGATCCGTACCTCCCCTCTCAGTGGCACTACCGAAAGCGGGGCATGCAGCCAGCCGATCCGATGTCTACGGGAGACGCTGGCAAGATGTCGTCACTGGAAGCAGCGTTGCGTCGGAACGTCCTGGAAATCGTCCAGGAGATGGAGAAGCTCAAGGCTTCGAAGGAAGACATAAACCGGTATCTAGAGCCCTGGATGTATGCGACCGTCGTGGCGACTGCCACCGACTGGGACAACTACTGGAAGCTACGGCTCGGGGAGGATGCTCAGGGGGCACACCGACAACTCGCCGGTCTGATGTACGCTGCCTACAATTCGAGTGTTCCGATAACGAGGATTCCTGTGTGCGGATTCCATCCTACCCCAGGTTCCTGTAGTTTTCCGTGGCACCTTCCCTATGTGACCGAGGAGGAACGGAACACGATCAATCCTATTCTCCTCCCCCAGCTTTCGGCTGCTCGTTGTGGGAGGGCGAGCTATGGCCGAGCAGGAGAAGCTAAGACTCTTGAGGAGGACGTGGAACGCTGCCAGTCATTCGTGCGTGATGGGCACTGGACGCCCCTGGAGGGGCCAGCACGGCTCACCAAGAGCGGTGGTGCCAGATTCGGGGCGTACAGGGCCTGGATGTCCCTGAGGAAGCACTACGCAGGGGAGAGCGGGACGCCGAACCTGGGACCACAGTTGGACATAGATGGCTGGGCCTACCGAACGGAGTAGATCATGAAGATCACCGTACAGATCACCCTGGAGATGGAGGAAGACCATGCCCACAGGAAGGATCGCCGCGAGGACAGCGGTGACCAACACGACGCCAACCCTGAAGACCCAAGTCCGAGAGCCGATGTTCTGCCCGAGTCACGACAAGGGTCTGATCCGCAGGGGAACGAACCAGTGCCCGGTAGGGAAGAAGAGAAGGGTCCAGTGCATGGTCCGTATATGCCGAAAGGTTGGCGGTGGGACGACGATTCTCAACGGCGAGTCCGTGCAGATCAGGATCCCACCGGAGAAACTCTCACCGATGCGGAGAAAGAACGACGCAACAAAGCGATCAAAGCGGAGATGGCAGAAAGGCTACGAGAACTAGAGTACCGGAAGCAGAAGTATGACGTTCAGGAAATGTTCAAGAAGGCCCGCGAGCTACGAGAACGAGGGGTGAACTACCGAGATCTGTTTGGAGATGGAGCATATGCCACAAAGCAAGACTGACCGGATGACTAATGAATGATCCCCAGGGGAGGGACGCCCAGCTTCGGTGGGCCTTGAGGCAGGCTGCCCTCCGTCAGGTCCAGATGAAGCGGCTTGAGGGGGGTACGGTTGGGGAGGCTCAGGCGAACGGCCTGATCCTTCCCCCAGGCCCACGAGCCCAAGCCTCACCGGAACATTATCATCTGGTCTACAACGTCCCTAAAGAGAACCTCAGCATCCCCCACTTTGCCATCGCCTACGTGACCGCCAGAGAAGCGTACCAACGGATGTACAGCCTGGGGATGGAAGCCGCCCCTAACAGTGAGTTCTACGACGACGGTCAGGTGGGGATAGAGACCCGCTTGCATGGACGGGCAGACCTCTGGTGGATCGTCCTGGAGGTAGCCGCCTGCATCAAGTCCCAGTGCCTGAACCTGATCTCCCGAGAGCAGCGGAAGCGATCCCTCGTACTCCTCCCCGATGAGGTGCCGGACTGATGGAAGATCCGATTATCGATCTGATCGCAGACGATGTCCACAAAGCCTGGATGCAGGAGAGGATACGGCAGGGCTTCGCGGACCACGCCCATCGTTTCGTACGACAGAACGAGGGTATCAGGGTCGGAGCCTGCCGGCCTCAGTGTACCCTCAATGTCGATGAACATCACCCCGACATGATTCCGTACGAGGATCTCGCCCCCAATATTCAAGAGTATGATCGAGTCACGGCTCGTGCGGTCCTGGCGGGACTTCGGCGACGAGGGTATATCCTCGCTCCCCCATACTATACCGGAGAAGACTGATGCACCGAACAGCCGTCAACTCTCAAGGCTGCGTCCCCCTCGGGGACGCAGCCTTCTCTCTGGGCTTCACCCCTGGAGCTATGGTCAACGTGGTCAAGCTCAGTACCGGTAACCTGATGCTTATCCTGGACGATGGCTACGATGCCATAGACATGGTCCCGAAAGCCTTCCCCTCCAAAGTAGGCAGAGTCGGACGAAAGGCACTCCAGCATGATCCTCAGTAACCGGAACATACGGTGGATGCTGAACGATGGCTCGCTCCTGGTCAAGCCCCTGCTCACCCCGATCCAGCCAGCGTCGGTTGATCTGCGCCTGGGGTACGAGATCATCGTCCCCCAGGGTGGGCATATCATCGACCCCATGATGGGGCTCGGGACTACGGACCAGCCCAAGGCCTTTGATCTGCACTACCTGAAGCCAGGGGAGTTCGTGAACGTCTGCACCCTGGAGTACGTGAAGATCCCTGGGAATCTGGCGGGGATCGTTGTCGGCAAGAGTACTCTGGCCCGGTTCGGGCTTCAGGTTGAATCAGCCGGCTTTGTAGATCCAGGGTGGGAAGGCAGGCTGACGCTGGAACTGAAGAACCTGGGGCCAGATACCATCGTGCTGCGCCCGACCATGAAGATCTGCCAGATCAGGTTTGAAGCGATGAACTCTCAGCCCAGTCTTCTGTATGGAGATCCTGACCTGGGCTCCCATTACCAGGGGGCCGATGGTCCTCAGGTGGGGTCAGTGCAGACTCTGGGGGCAGAGCGGAGTACGTCCGCACCCGAGCATCATTCTCCGCAGCCGAAATGATGTAGCCGTCATTAGTCAGGAGATATTCACCGGGGGTATAGCCTAGATCGGTGAGATACTCAATCGCCAGGGACTGCTTGGCCTGGACGATCTGTTCTTCCCGAGCGACGGTCTGTGCCCAGCAGAACAGGTGATCGCCCTCTAAGCGCGGGGGCAGTGACATGCGGTCGTACTCCTCGTGAAGGTAGGGAAGGGGGAGGCGGGGGCGGCTGCTCTTGGGGAGACTCGGGAGCAGGAAGCCCCTGCGCCTGCTTGTACTCTGTGTCTCGTTCGAGACGCTGTCGAACGAACTCGTCGTAGCCAGGGAGAGTACCGGCTATGAACTGTTCCAATCTCATAATCCGAATCTGGATATCCGAGATCATGTCCCGCGTCTCTAGAAGTCTATCGGCCTGCACGATCTGCGCGAACGCCTGTGCTTCTTCCAGAGTAAGAAGCTCGTCCTGCATCGACAGTCGGGCTGCCCAGTTCTTGATCGTTCGTTTCTCTGGACGAGGATCCTGCGACATTAGTTTACCCTCTGCGCCCAGACACCTACATAGAGGGGAGGGAACCAGACAGTAGCATTACCGGCTATAGATACTGATCCCGATAGACCCACAGAGATCGAGTGGCTATGACCACTCGACGCTACCTGCGTTCCTCCCCCCTGGACTGGGAAGGTTTCCGTAGGCGTGCCCACGCTTCCTGAGACTCCGAGAGAACCGTTGTTAGCCGAGACGCTTGCTGCGGGGGTCCAGGTAGTTCCGCCTGAGGTATTTTCAGCGAATATTTGCCCCCCAGTGGTTCCTGCGCCCACTATCATGCGTCCATCGAGTGGGGTGAAGCGCGCAAAATGTGATCCGGCCGCTGTGATGTTTACTACACCTGGAAATAGGCATATACCGGCCAGAGGAAAGGTGACCACCGCTGCCAATCCTGCGGCTAAACTCGCAGCCGAGGCATAAAACGCTGGGGCCTGTCCTCCCAGGAGTCCAGCGTCCACGGCAGACCCTACCCCATCATTACCGGAATGCCACATGATATTGCCGCTAAACATGGGGTTGGCCCCATCGAAGCCGATATGGTTCCCAACATTCCCTAATAGTATATAGCCGGTCGTAGGAGCGCCTGACCTGTAGATGGTCACGTCACCTGTGATCGTATCACCGGTTCTGTTGACCTTCTGGTTCGTCATCTTGGCGTCGGTCACATTGCCGTCAGCGATCTTGTCTACCGTTACGGCCTGGTTAGCGATCTTGGTCGTCGTCACCGACAGGGCCGAGATCGAGGTTTCTGTGACCGCGTTGTTCGCGAGCCGTGCGACCGGTAGTCCTCGTGTCGAACCGTGATCGTGAAACTCAACGGCCTGCGCTAACCTGTACAGGTCTTGTGTACGACTGAAGAGATCCGTCCCTGAGGTCGCCCACGCGAACTGCGTGTCAGTAGCGGCACCGTAGTTGTTCGTGGTGACCCTGACCATTAGATGATCGCCTCCAACTCGTCAAGCGTGTACTGCTCCAGGGTGTCGTAGGTCAGACCAGACGAGACACCTGGTGTCTCGACCGAGAGTACCCCAAGCTGAATGCCCTGGATCTGGATCAGATACTCATGATCTCTCCGCTTCGACCAGGATGCCCCAGAGTCCCGGTAATCCACGATGGTCAGGGGTTCGTACTCACCCGTCGGCATCAGGACATTCAGGGGGCCGACCTGGGCACACCGCTGGAGCACCCGCTGCCGAATGTCCTCGCCCCGTCGTCGGTCAGCCATGCCGTCCCGACGGGGCAGGAAGCTCGCGGCTTTGATCGAGAACGTAAACTCCCTAGAGAATGCCGGTCTAATACTTTCGTGGATGATAATCCCCTCACTGACAGGGGAGAGGAACGGTGGAGATTCGGAGAGCGACGGATCCTTCACGAGCTTCGCCCGAAACTGAATCAACTTCCCTGAGACGGGATCGTTGACCTCGTCATCGGTGAACGTTTTTCTCTGGGAGGGGATGGTGAACTTCACCCCGTCGTCAGTGACAGGCACCCACTCACTGAGATCGTTCGAGATGTCCAGCCGGTATTCAACTTCGATCCACTCGGTGTTGGTCAGATGGGGGCCAGTGGCCGTGATGGCATGCCAGAGTTTGTTATCAGCCCGAAAGCCTGAGTGATGCGTGGGAAGATAGACGTAGCTGTCCAGGCTCGTGAACTCGCAGTGTACGTCTTCAGCCGGGTTCGGACTGTTCTGGGGAAGGACCGCCCATTGGATCGTCCCGTCCGTGAACCCCACATAGATCCGGTCATTCCCCGTAGACGCTGCCCCCGAGACCACGTCGAGAAAGCAGCCCTGCTTGTTCCAATCGTAGAGGGCACCATGATGCGCTTCTGCGAACTGCGCGACGCCTGGGGTGGCCTGGGAGGAATTCTCCTCGACCCAGGTTCCATGCTTGATCAGGTAGGTCATGTTGTTATCGAGGTTGTAGTACATCTCGTAGAAGAACCACGTGTTATGACCGGCCCCCGCTACCCACTGACCATGCACGTCACTGGTGTTCTCCAGTAACTGCTCGGTTCCATCAGGCTTCAGCGTCCCCTGCTCATCAATCGTGAACGTCTGATCTCCGAAGGTGAACCAGATCCTGTTGATCCAGACCGCTGCGTTCTTGCCGTTGTTCGGGTGGTTCGCCCCCCGCAGGGTCGGGAACAACTCATGATCTAGACCGGTAGTATCTACGGTGTAGACACCATCCTCTTTGTAGATGATGAGGGTATCGTTCAACTGCTTCAGCCAGGTGATCTTGGCCGTCTGGTCCCCGATGTAGATCACGGCACTGTACTTGGTCCGATCCATCGGATCGTCAGTGACCTTCACCACCCAGTAGTTCCCGGCTACCCACAGTTCGTCATTGACCCGCTCGATATAGCGAGCCTCTCCCTGAGTCGATCCTGTCCCTGGCCCTGCCGTAGTTCCTGCCAGTGCCCAGGTGTTGGTCGTCCCGTTGTACTGCCAGAGATTACTGGCATTCGTCGCGACATAGAGGGCATCAAGGGGGGTGGCCCCTCGGTGCTTGAACCGCATCGCCTGCTGAGGGAAGACCCCGCCTCCAAGCGTCGCCGCACTGAGGGACACGGCCCAGTTGTTGTCAGCGACCCTGCGGTACACCCCATTCTGGCAGATGGCAAAGAGGGCGGGAGACCCTGAGTGCAAGGCCCAGATCATCTGACGGATCTCGCCGGCTCCCGATAGCGCCTCTTCGTGCGTCTCGAACTTGGGGCCTTTCATCCAGAGGCCGTCAACGCTGAGGTCAGCTTTGACCGTATGGGAATACCGGCGTGGTACTTGACCACCAGGAGGGGCCGTCCCCTGCCCAAACCCACCGTAGAGTTCCTGCCACTCAAACGCTCGTTCCTTGTAGGGGTTGGCAGACGAGTAGGTGTAGTCCACGGGGGCGGTTGCATCCAGGGTCTTGGTCTTTGAGGTGACGAGGTTCCCATCTGACCCTGGCTCTAGAATGCAGCGCACGTCCCCCAGGTACATGTCATAGGGGAACGGTCGTCGCTTGGAATTCCAGAGTGTTGCTCCAGGCATTACCGTTGGATCCCCCAGAGAATTTCAGCTTCCCATTCTTCCACGAGGGACGCATACCGTTCCTCTACCCCCTGATCTATGAGATCTACCAGATGGTACTTGAAGTCCTCACAGTCCATATGCTCGACAAGACCCGGGACAGTGTAGGGGGTCGGGCATGCACAGGTCATCAGGTTACTGGCTCCGCGAGGTTCCCGATCTGGACGATGTCAGGATACCCGTAGTCAACCTGTCGTCTGTCCACTTCCTGATTGGAGATCGACAGACTCTTCTTGGTGAACTCTTCAGAGGCATCGGTCCGAGATGGACGCATACTCTGTGCCGCCAGGGGGGTCAGGATCTCTGGATAGTTCTTCCAGCACTCTAGCACCCCAGACCACGCAGCATAGTCCCCGTCAACGTAGAGAACATCAAGGTCATCGTTGGGACCGCCGAGAGAATCCTCCCCATTGACCAGGGTGTGAGCGGGCCTGAGGACTGAGAGGGTTACCGACCCGACGGCTCCCCCCTTGGTGTAGAGCTTGAGGCTCTTCCCGTCCCTGTACGGTTCCCACCACTGCATGCGCGTGGGAGGCAGAAGCTGGGAGGGGTAGGACAGGGAGACGTTTCTGATCCATGCCGGGTTCGTAAGCCAGGGAACCGTGGCTGACAGGTCGATGTTGTACACCCCAGAGCCGGTGACATTGATTGACAGGGTATCCCAGAAGAAGCATCGCTTCAGCCCGTCGATCACTGCCGGTCTGAGTTCTTCCTCAGGATCCAGGGAGTGAACTTCTATGCCCTCATTCATGACCGGAGTCAGAGCGTAGGCCAGATCAACCGTCAGCGCCCCGTTCGTAGAATCGTAGGTATCTACTTGCCGGACCCTATCCAGGGCATTGAAGTTCTGAACCAGTTCGTCCCCAAACAACAAGCCTCTTCGCAAGAGATACTGATCCTCGTAGGTTCCCAGGGCCAGCGAGCTTTTGATCCTCGGGATAGAGACACTGTTGGTGCTCGATCCAGAACCTACCCTGAGTCGTCTATAGGGACCAATTCTGCGGGCGACTAATCGCTCTAGATCCATCAGCATGATGCCTTCAGAGAGTTCGACATAGCTATCAACCTGAAAGGCTCTGGCAACCGTATCATTGGCGAGCCCATCGACCGTAAATATCCAGGTCGCCGTGTATCTCCCAGAGGCCAGGGATGATGTCGTGTAGACGTAGATCCCCTCAGATTCTGGGGTGATCGTGGTTGTCGGGAGCACCGTAAATCCCGTGGCATTCACGATAGAGAGGGTGGCAGAATCTGCCGACGTAAGCACGCCGTTCCTCGTTCGATGGATCGAGACAACTGTCATGCTCAGCCCCTCTTTCTCTGAAGTATCGTACCGTGTTCTCTCGAAGACTGTCTAGCCTCGGGACTGCGAGGCCAGGATGGCGTACTCCAAGCCGTCTCCTGGCTCTACGAACTGCGTATAGCGATGCGTTTCTGGGGGGCCAGTTGGGATCGGGGTGAGAAAGAGACTCGCGAAGGAGACCGCTTGAGACAGCCCTCCCACGGGGACCGTAGATCGCAAGGCCCCCAGAACTGTAGATACACCGGCACTGGATCCGATAGCCGCTTCTGGTTCTCCTGCCCAGGGAGTGCGGGTAAGATCCGCCAGGATACTAGAGACACCGGCACTGGAAGCTACGATCCTGACACTAGCCGATGCCGCCCCCGAGTCCGACGAGACTCCAGCAGACGATCCTACGATCCTGACGGTCGCACTGAGGGCCGCTACAGTAGAACTGACGCCTGCACTAGATCCAACGGCTCTCGCCTGGATCGTCACCGTCCCTGAGGTCGAACTCACCCCAGCACTGGACCCGACAGCCGCCTCGTCCCCGCCTGACATCCCCAGGGTCGCTGTCGTACTGGAGACCCCAGCAGAACTGGCTGCGATGGGGACGGTCGCTCTCGCTGCGGCTGTGGTACTGCTAGCTCCAGCAGAAGTCGCGGCTATGGGGGCTGTCGAGGACGCGGTGGCTGTGGTACTGCTGGCCCCAGCCGACGAGGCTATGATGGAGACTGTGGCTCGTACCGTGCCCGTGGTACTGCTGTCCCCAGCAGACGACGCGATGATCGGGACGGTAGCCCTGAGGGCCGCTGAATCAGAGGAAGCACCGGCACTAGAAGCGACGATGGGGACGGTAGATGAAAGGGCGGCGGTATCCGACGAGACCCCAGCAGAACTCGCTGCGATGGGGACGGTAGATTCGAGCGTCCCTGTGACTGATGACGATCCGTCCGACTGTCCTACGGCTGCCTCTGATCCAGCACTAGAGGTGAACGGGACAATGATCCAGCCGGGAGCACCGTAGCTGACTGGGGGAGGATCCTCGTCGGAGAGCGAACCGTTCTCGGTCAGGTTCCGCCCGTTTCCTGAGTAGTCTCGCCCCCTCTCCCCTGATCCTGGGAAGACCGGCCACGAACCGTACAGGCTATCGAACCGCTGGGGGCGGATCGTGTTCATCTCCTGCTGAACTTCAGACACCGTCAAAGCCGTGTTCCACATCTTGAGATCGAAGATACGCCCGTCCATAAACTGGACGCTATTCGATCCGAAAATCAGGACGGTATAGGTTGTCGCCCCAGAGGCATCCGTGTTCGTCGCGTCCTGGACGCCGTTCAGGTAGACGTAGGTATTCGACCCGTTGGCGACCAGGGCGACGTGATACCACGTTCCTGTCGAAAGATTGGTGCCGTTCACTGTGGCGAAGTCGCTACTGACGAGGACGAGCGTCGTACCATCCGTCGCCAGGTTCACGACCTTGTACCGTGTGCCACCGGCGTTGAGACACTGCATAAGCACGCCGGTAGCGTTTCTGTCCGTGGTCAGATAAAACCACCCCATGATGGTAAACGCATCATCAGGGACGCTGATCGAAAGATGGCTCAGGTAGGTGGTAGCTGCTGTAACACGAATAGCCATCGGTCAGGGCTCTCTAGGCCGAATCTCGAAGCTCAACACTGAGAACCTGAGCATCCCCTGTAGCACTGTCGGTGATCGCGGATCCGTCAGCATCCCGGTTCAAGGACAGCCTGATAGAATCACCGGCTGCTACGCTGTCGGCGTTCGTCATCGTAATGCTGATCGAACCTTCAAAGCCTGCCGTCCCTGGGACCGTCGTGCTCGCACTGTTATTGACGCTATCGAACGACGTGCTGGAATCCACGTCCACAGAATCCCCTGGGGTGATAGCTTCCAAGGCTGCTTGAAAGCCGACGGCCCCCGAGGTCGCGCTTGCCATAATGAACGTGATAACCAAAGTTATCGTACCGGTCAGACCCTGAGGGGCAACACCTGTCCAGTAACAGGTCTCGTCAGTGCTGGCATCAAAGGCCAGCACGGGACGGCGAGCCGTCGTGTTCGAGATCGTCAACTGCGGGAAGTTCGTGGACGGAAACTCAGCGGCGTAGGGTGTGCCGACGAATCGTGTAGCCATGAGGGCTAATCATCCCCATCCCGAGGTGCCCGTCCGAAACGCCGCGTGATCACGTAGGTCAGCAACATGGCTTTCTGTTCCGGCGTCGCTGCGTTCCTGAATCCTCCCGGGAGGGCAGCATTGAAGGCTGCGGAGTTGGCATCAACCCAATCATCAGCCGCCCCAATAGCCGCAGCAAGTTGCGGCTTCGTGAACAGCGCCGACCCGAGATTCGGATCTCGCTGTATCCAGCGAAAGATCCGATCCCGTTCAGCCTGGGAGAGGGTAGCCATGATGTTCTCTTCCTCCCCCTGATTACGCGAGCGTGATGGTCAGCGCGCCGATGGCAAACGAGACCGTGTCGAGCGGGTCCACAGTCTTGGAGGCCGAGAGGTCTCCCCAGACCAGGAGGTTCCCAGAGGTTGACGCATCGAAGATCCCGAACTGGGTGATCACGCCCCACCCCGACGGTGTCGCCTGGGGGAAGGTGATCGCCGTTCCGTTGGAGATGGATCCCGTCGAGGTCGTCGGGAAGTTGGTGGTATTCCCGGTGACAGCGACTCTGGCATAGGCGTTCCCTGAGACTTCGGTGCCGCCGCCTGTGTCGGAGGGGGTGGCGGTGAACAGGGCCACATACACCGTAGCCGGTGAAGTAAAGGCGGCACCGTTGAACGTGTGGTTGAGAACAAGGTTCTCCAGGTAGTCTGAGAAACTCCCAGCCATACGGTTCTCTCCTCTCCCTTAGATCGTCTCGTCGCTGATGATGATCGGCGGAATAACATACACGGCCTGGTTTGAGTCCGTGTTGGATTCCGTAATCTCCCAATCGTACCCGACCAGATCGTCATCGGGAATGGGCGTCCCGCTGATAAAGGGAAGAACGAGCCAGAGCATCAACATCAGTCCACCAGTCCGTCTGGTCTCGCTCGGAGAACTTCTCCCACGAGATTCCAGGAGATCGTTCGTCCTGCGGCCCCCGTCACTCTGATCCTGAAGTTCGTACTGGAAACATCCACCGCAACGAGCCAGCCGGCTGCTGCCGCGTCAGGATGATCGGTGTCGATGTTCGGGGTTCCAACCAGAATCGCATTGGCTGTGAGCCGTTTGGCTGAGGCTTTGCCGTACCAGACGTGACAGGCTCCGCTCACGGTGTCTACCGCCATGATCGTGAAGCGGGCGGTGTACAGCGTCTTCTCCTCCAGGGGCCAGGAGGCGAACGTAAAAACAGTCGCATCGGAGGTTCGTATGTCCTCGATCCGAACGACGGTATACCCCTGCTTTTGAACCGGCAAAGGATCTGCTGGATCTGCGGTGTTCCCTGGAATGGCATCCCAGGCAAGATAGTGTTGATACTCACTGTTCGCCGGATCAGCCGGGATAGTGTCTACTCTCGTGACGAATCCAGCCTCAGTCTCGGTGATCACCGTATGAAGAATCATGCCGGTCTGCGTGAGTTGATATTCGGCCATGCCTACAACTCCGCTGCCGCCGTGTAGTGGAACAGCACGGACTCTGAGGCTGTGGTACTGCTTGTCACCACCATGCCAGTATCAGCTATATACGAAACACCAATGCCGACAGCATCTACTCCTGTTGCCTGGCTGTAGAACTGGTTAGCCGCTCCCGTCTTTCCATAGAGCGCAACCACCGGAGAACCTCTCTTCTGAGTCTTGAATGGAACGACGGCTTGAACGTTCGTCGCTCCACTGTTTGACATCGAGCCTCCGACCAGACCAGAAACCGTATTAGTTCCCGGCACATCTACCATATTGTAGCTCTTCTCATAATACCGACTACAGAGTTCGATATCGTGCGCCAGAGGTGTTCGTTCAAACTGGGTACAGACCGAACCGTTCTCCAACTGCCAATCGGTCGTCGCCCAGATAGCTCCATTATCAACAACCGTGTCTTCATTCCAGACCATCATCGCGAGATTCGTAAACGTCGTGCCTAAGACCACGCCTTCAACTTTATACGTTACCCATTGGGTTGATGGATTCAGATTTACCGGCGTGATCGCGTACGCCCAGTTGGTTGCCAGAGTAGGGTTAGTACCGGCAGAATTCCAGGTACTAATCGGATCACCTGATGTAGCATCCTCAGTCCCAGTCCAGGTCAGCAACGCCATCCGCGCATCGTTCTGGGAGGTATGGACGAAGAGAGTGGCCTGGAAGGAGACGGTCTGCCCCCGCAGATCCTGAACGTCTAGTCCTTCTAGGATCTGGATAAACCCATGCTTTCCATTGCTGGCGCCCGTCGTCTGAGCCAGGAGCGCACGTTTCGATCTCCCCTGTCCATCGGAGTACGTAAAATCTGGGGTGATAGTCGGAGTAGAACCTGTTCCGTCCCAGAGCGTACGGTAACGATCAACAGATTGATAGCTGTTGTCTACGCCCACCACCCCCGTATTCGGTACCAACCGCTGAGAGACCCGCATCGATCCATTGATGATGCGGTTTCTTCTCCCCGAAGGCGCGATCAACTTCCCCGAAGAACTCATGGGGCAATCACCGTAAAGATCGTGACCTCAGTCGTCCCCGAGATCCTATCCAGATAGATTCCACCCGAGGCGATCATGCCTCCAGGGCCGAACCAGTCGCGGACCGATTCGTTGGGGCCGAGCTTGACATGCGCCAGGGGAGTACCAGCAGTGGACGTGCCGTTCCGAAGAATGAACTCAGCAGTCGCGGGAGAGCCGGCATTCTCTTTGGAGCTATACCCCATCAGCCTGAGGGAGGTCGTCGCTGCAAGCATCTGAACATCGGCTGTACCAGACGCAGCGTTCGTCGCCGTAGCCGGAGACTGTATGGTCAGGAGAGACTGAATTAGGGTATCAAGCGCCGCAAGCTCTCGGAAGGTATAGCCTGAGGCTTCAGATCCTGTGGCGATCCCAAGACCGACGTACTGGAGTTTTGCCGAATCTCCGTCGTGGGGGACTTCTTTGTCCAGGATCTTCGGTTGAGCCGGATCCATAGAGGCTTGAAAGGGGGTGTTACTCGGCATCAACCAGTCCCTTCTTCGCCTCTTTGGATCCGACCATCTTAGGCCCGCTGCTCCGAGGTGAGCGTACCAGACGCTGGCTTCACGTCAGCCTGCTCAGCGGCCTTCGCAGCCTCAGGAGACACGGGGGAATCCTTCGGCTGGACCTGGGGGCGCCCTGTCCTGTGCGACGCTCGCGAGGTGCGCTCCTCGTTTGAGCCTACCCCAGTCTGCGGGGGCCGAGCGTTGGGGTTCTCGCGATCATACGAGAACGCAGCCGGCCGCTGAGCCATCACTTCCTGCGCCTGGACCCGCTCCATCTGCGCCCGATGCTGGGGCGAGAGGGGCATCGGAGTAGCACCCGGCATGTTCGAGACATACGGGGAGCCCCCGCCCATCACCGACGAGCGGTCGTGTGCCGCAAACGGCGCAGCCAGGTCAGGATGCAGATTGGCTCTGGCATCCAGGATGTCGTCAATGTCAGCGTCAGGGGGGAGAACGTCCCCGTCCTCGTCGCGGAGCATGTGAACGTTCACCAGCGGGATGCCCCGCTCGTGCGCGATCCGTAGCCCGCTCTCAGGGGCGGTAAGAACGTCTCGGTAGGTCGCAACGTCCCAGACCGCGTGCCCGTCGTTCAGCGCCCGATAGGCGTTCTGAGCGGCGGTAGCCTTGGTCTGCTTGCGGTCCTGCTGCTGATCGAACTCGCCCTTGGAGACCTGCTCAGCGACGTTGGCAGTAAGATACCGGGTCGCCTTCGCCTGATCCATCGGGACGATCTGCCCCTCAGCCAGCTTGCCCAAGCGGGCATCTGAGTTGGGGGTCAGCATCTTCATGTAGTACACCGGAAGGGCCGGTGGAGCCTGGAGCTTGCCTGCTTCGGCCATCAGCTTCTTCTTTCTCCGAGAGATCAAGGGAGGGAGTAGCAGAGCATGCGCTCCCTCCCCGACCTCTGCTGTCATCTTAGAGGTGCGTGCCCAGCACGGTCAACTGGCAGTTGCCGCGAGCCGTACCCGTAGACGCGACGGTCTCGACGCACTCCAGGGCATCGCCTGCCGCCAGGGTGAGGGCGCCAGCGACCGCTGACAGGGTGAACAGCTTCTTGTCGTTGGCGACAAGATCGACACCCGTGATCAGAGCCAGGGTCGCGACGACCGTGGTCCCCGCCCCTGCCTGCCCACGGTTGTAGATGGTCAAGGTCCGAGCCGTCGCCGTCGCCCCGGTCAGGGCAGCCTCGGAGACGATGCTGACCTCGGTTACGGTATAGGGGGCGTTGACTTCCCCGAGCGGTGTCTCGGGGACCGCCGCCGCAATCGCAGCGGGCATATCTGCCCGCGCGATCTGCGTTGCAAATGCGCTCATCAGTCTCTCCCCGTCTCTTAGGCAGCGTCTCGCAGCACGGCGAACGGATACCGGGTGGCCTCGGTCAGGTTCATGCGATTGATTGGGTTTGGCACTTGGAACGCGTACCTAGCGACCACCCGCATCGCCACCATGTCCTGCTGCGGCAGGTTGAAGACGATCTGACCGTTGTTGTCGGTGATGACCGCCTGATCCAGCATCTTCCAGGTAAGATCCTGCCGGATCCCAATCAGCCCCTGCGTCCAGTCACCGGCGATCAGCTTGACCGAGTTGACGGTACGCCCATACGTCCCCGCATCCTCAGCCTCGAAGATCCCCGAGATCGAAGCAACGGCCTTCTCGCCGTAGATGGTCCCCTTGTAGACCGAGTTTGACATGCCCGTGTCGGCGGGGGACTGGAAGATGAACCCGTTGTTGGCGTCTCGCAGGCCGCGAAGCTCAGCCTTGATCGAGTTCCTGATGAAGAACCCGTTCACGTCGTAGCCGTCCTGCTCGACAGCCGCCATCACGTTGTTGATGTCATCCGCAACATCGATGCCGGTGCCCTGAGTGACGGTGTTGCCAGCCGCGATAGCCGCTGCCACGATGCTCGCAGGCCACGATGCCGGCTTGTTGAAGCCGAACAGGATCGCTGCGTCCAGGGCGATAGCCATCGCTTCGATGATCTCGGGCTTGATCTCACCCCAGATATCGTAGTCGGTGTCGTCCAGGAGCTTCTCAGGAACGGGGATGATAACCGCCAGTTCCTCAGCATCCAGGAACTTGTTCGCCCAGGAAATACTCGTGGTCTGCTTGAGACCGGTATCCCCAGTGACGAAGTAGGCCGTCGGCTTGGTTGCCAGCACCGGCATCCGCTGCTGGGCAGTAGACATGGTCCGATGCTTGAACATCGACAAGACAGCGGACTGTTGGGTGGTGGACTTGATGATCTCCCTGGAGACATCTTCAGGGATAAGGGGATGTGTACCCGGTGTGGCCGAATAGGTCGGTCCACTACCACGGGTGAGTACGGCTCCATACGCCATGACCCAGACTCCCTCGTAGTTCTACATGCGGAGCATTACGTGCGAGCGGCTGACGCCCCCGCACGAATGAACGCTCCCATCCTTGCGCTTTCATCACTCAACCCAGAAGCATTGCCCCCCGCCCCAGGTGAGGCGCGGGCATAAGCAGGAGATGTCGGAGCTTCCGGGGCCGACTGACCATAGCGAGCGAGGATTTCTTTGATGAAGGTCTGATCCTTCATCAAGACTTCCCGAGCGGAGGCCCTACCCTCGGCTACCCACCGGGTACGGAGGGCTTTCAGGGTGTTGGCAGCCGTAGCCTTGCGGTTCTCGATACCGTCGCCGTCTGGTGCAATCACATGCTGACGTTCGTTCTCAGGGAGAGCCCCGACGAACGTATCCAGTACGGCCCGGTCGTAGTACTGCAACTGGGTGCCAACGATCCCCGAAAGTCTCGTCGTCTCGGCGCGGCTCGCTTCTAGTTCTTGCTCTTTCGACTCCATCAGGCGGGCATACTCGAACGGATTCGTTCGGCGTAGCTCGCGCTCCTGCTCCTGAGCGTTACGAGTCTCGTCGTCCCGTCGCTGTTTGGCGAGGATGCGGTCAGCTTCGGATTGGATCCGCCGCTGATACTCCTCTGGCGTCAGTACGATCTGACTGTCCTGAGGTGCCTGCTGATTCTGCCGCCCCTGCCCTTGACGGGTAGAGGGGGGAGTTTGAGCAGGGGGGAATGTCGTAGCCGGTCCCGTAGACGGTGTCGCAGATCGTCCAGCCTCCCGCGCAGGAGGGCTCGAAGCAGGGGGAGTCTGGGTTGCCGGTTCTGGCGCGTAGCCGTTCGCAGGGGCCTGGGGGGCAGAGGCTGAAGCCTGCTGCGTGTACCCTCTCAGCCGCGCAAAAGCGTCGCGCACATAGTCTGGCGTCCTAGTAGTCTGCTCCTGAGTTCCCGCACCCGAAACCTGGGTGGGATCAGCGCGCTGTTCCTGGGCTTGGGCGACTCCAGCCTGCCCTGTACTAGGCGCTTCGGGGACTGTGCCTTGAGCATTCGGTTCTGCACTCGCAGGTACGCTCATGCAACCTCCTGGTTACTGCTGTAGGATATCACGCAATTTCCGGCCCCGTCTACACTGGTTATTGCGTGTACTCAGGGCTTGGGGGCGGAAGCGCACTCGGCGGGGCAGCACTCGCGCCCCCACCAAAGGTATAGGCTGGCATACCACTGGTGTTGACGGGAGGGACGCCGGAGTAATCTGCTGTCTCAAACTGCTGATCGCTGGGCCGGTAATCCGTCAGGCCCCCAAGCACTTGCTTGGTCGCTTCAGCCGCGATCTTCTTGAAGTTCGGACGGTCGAAGGCAAAGCTGGAATCGGAGAAGTGAATCCCAGCCCCAGCGTCAGGACCGTTGACCTTCCCCCCAGCCCCGAGGGAATTGATGGCACTGGAGATGTCAGCCCCCCAGGTCGGACCAGACCGATAGGGGAGGAGACTGATCTCGTTCTGGGAAGCATCCTGCCCTGCCTGCTGGCCCAGGGTGGCCTTCCGCAAGCTGTAATCAGCCGCAAACTGCCGGCGTCTCTCTTCAGCTTCGAGGGCCTGCCGCTTCTCTTCAGCTTTGGCTCTGGCTTCCTGAGCGATCATCAGGGGGGTGCGGACGTTGGAGTCAAACCACTGGGTGTACTGCTGCTTGCCTTCTTCCAGGGTGATCTGGCGCAGCGAGATCTGCGAGGCGATCTCAGCCCGCTTCTCTTCGGCATCAGCTTTGGTCTGGTCGTAGTTCGGATTCGCTTCAGTGACGGTTTGTCCTGTTTCTGGATCATACCGAACGATAGTCTTATTCTTGGAATCAGCCGTCGAGAGAAACTCCGGCTTCTTCGCGTCCCGTGCGTCCTTGGCTTCCTGGTTCGCAATCTGACGTGCCCGCAGGGCTCGGTCTGCTGCCGAGTTGACATCGTCAGACGTTTGCTTCGAGGCGTCCTGCTGGATCCTGGCGTTCGTCGCAGCCGTCGAAGCCTGAGACGCGATGATCTGCTGCCGAGTCGCCTCTTGCTGCCGCTCAGCATTCCGACGATCTACAACCCGCTTGGCTCGATCGGCATTGGTTTCTCTCGCAACGACCCCAAACTCGTCAGGCGTCTTCGAGTTAGAGTCTTTCTCCGCTTCATCCTTCGCATCTTGAGCGGCTTTGATCTCCTGCTGGGTGGCAACAGCCTCGTCGCCTCGGGTCTGTGCCGGAGTTCTATCTCTGGTTCGATCTGGAGGAGTCTCTCCGACTTGCGTATAAATAGCGCCACTCTCACTGGCATGGGGGCCGTACGTTCCTGGCGCGTCAGCTTCTAGCTCTCGGACCGTGATCGTGGCCCCATCGGCAGCCTCGTACGTGACACTCTCAACGACTTGCTGAGAGGGAGATAGGGTACGTCCAGCCGGATCCTTGGTTTCAGGGATAATGCGAGTGTTCTCTTTTCTCCCGGCATAGCCTTTATGCGAGTCTAGCCACGCCTGAAGCTGCTCAGGACTCAGCGGACGGCGATTGTTGGGACTACTCATGGAGCCACCTCAAGCACAGGTTTACGCACCCACCGACGATCAATCTCTGGGTTGGTGAGCGTATCAAGAACGGCTCCAGCCGCCATCCTACGAGCCCCATTTCTCATATTCGTAAGCTCAACATCGGTAAAGGTTTCTTTCCCTGCCCCCATCTCTTTGAGGAGTTTATAGTACTCCTGCCCCCAGACCCTCTGATACATCTGCTGTTCCTTGATAGTCAGAGGAACAGAACCCTCTCCCATAGGGAGATCCGTAGGAGCATTCGGGATTCCGACCCCTCCCCGCTCTAGCTGGGAGACAATCGGATCCCCCTCACCTGGGGCACGAGCACCAACCAGACTCTTCGGAACCGCCGCCCATCCACCGGAGTATGGGTTATCAACCACCTCGCCAAAGGCTCCTCGCCGTTCGGGGAGTTGGTTTCGTAGTCCCGGTATTCTAGATTTGACAACATCTGCGGCTACTGGGAGGACATCGTCCAGAGATCGAGCCCTTCCTGGATCTCGTTCGACGGAATCTGTCATCTGAGCCAGGAAGCTCAGCATCCCTGTCGGTACAGGGGACGGAGCATAGCGAGTAGCGAGGCCCGCCAGTACCTGGGCTCCTGCGTTTGGACCCTTGATATCACCGGTCAGAGCTTCGATATTTCTCTGCGCTCCTTCCAGGAACGTTTGCGAGAGGGCACCCTGGCCCGCGCCCTTGAGGGCGCCAAGTCCGATACCCAGAGCCTGCGCCCCCGCAGAGCCTTTGTCGGGGCTGTCCTGCTGTTGCTGGATAGCTTCCGCCCCTCCAGCAACAGCAGCGAAGGGAATAGCCACCGGCGTTCCTTCGTAGCTAATCCACGATGCTGTACCAGGCCACCGGAAGGAATAGGGGCGGTGGTTCTCCATCCAGACGCGACGCTGCCCAGCGTCGGTCGGTCCCTGAGCGGTGATGTTGTCGTCCCAGCGATCACCAGACATCGCGAAATACATCGGGACCGCCATCATGGCTGCGCCCTGCGCGGATCTCGCAGCCAATTCTCCGGCTTCTTTGTTCTGCCCTCGGAGCATCTTCGCTCCCACGCCCATCGTGGTGAACTCTCGGGGGACAGCAGCGAGACCATGCGCTACGTTGCCCAGGCCCTGCTTGGTGAAGTTGTACGGGACGTTGAAGAACGGCATGACCATATCGATCAGAGCCGCTTGGAGTACGTCACGGGTGGTCGGATTCGGTCCAAGCTCTTTGAGTCCCATCGCCTGTCGAAGCAGTCGCTCAAATTTCCCTGGATCTCGGGATCGAAACAGGGTGTAGTCCTCAATCTTGCCAGCGTCTTTGATGATCTCGGGATGATCCCAGATATTCTTCAGGATGTGATCAGCCGCCTGCTCTCGGTTCTGGATCGGCACCCCGTCGATCATCTTTTCGCCGGCTCTAATCAGATCATCAGCCTTTCGCTGAGCCAACTGGTGGGTAGCCGATGAGTACATCATATTGCCCATCAAGGCATCCATCGCTTCGAGGGGGCGGGTGCTGACGAAGTGCATGGCCTGCCCGAGCTTCCCCAGCTTGACCTTCCCCAAGACTTCTGGCAGAAGCTCTCGCCCGATGTGCTGATACTCTCCGGTGGCAACGGCTGATTCGATTCGGCGCGGGTTGATGCCTGTCGTCATCGTCTTCCCCGCGAGACGCAGCCCCTCTTTTGCTCCGGCTGTTAGTCCTTCAAAGGCAGCACGGCTTCCTGAGAGTTCTCCTCGGGAGAAGAACTGCTCAACAGGATTTCTCAAGAGGAGTCGAAGCGCGCCATTGTAGGCCGTAGACGAGATGTTCGTCGTATGGGTCTTGGCGTTCGACAGCATATTGATGAACGAGATCTCTCGGAGAACGCCCCAGGCATTTGGTCTCGCCATCAGTTCCAGGATCGGCTTGACCGATGCCGGATCTTTCGGATCTACCGCCGCCATCATCTTCGCAAGTTCATCCGAACTCTTCCCTGAAGCATCCAGGCCCGACTTCAGAATGCCCTCGTCGTGCGCGCGGTGCCGCATTTCTGACGCCCGCTTCTTCCCCTCGTTCCCGATATCTTCCAGATCCTGATACAGATCTGCGATCCTGGTATGTCGATCAGGGGCACGAGGATTGTCGAGCACATCCTGGATCTGCTGCCGAACGGCTCGAATCCTGGCCTCAGTGATCTCCCGACCGGCTGCACGCTGGTCTCGAAGGGTTCGTAGGATATCGTCTTTATCCAGGTTGACGCCCAGACGACCCTCCAGGTCATTGGCGACCCGCTCCCCGACGGTGGAATGCGAGCGCATCTCTACCAGAACATCATCAAGTTCCTGACGGAGATCCACATCCTTCTTCAGATCATCAAGTTGAGCCCGTCGCTCTGGATTCAACTTGGGGTTGGCATCGTCTCGAATGTCTTTCGCCCAGGACTGAGCTACGTCAGACAGACTCTTGACTTCCTTGCGCGTCTTGGCGTTTCGCTCCTGGGCGAGGATCCCATCGACCCTCCGGTCATGCCAGAGCTTCATCTTCGCTTCGCGCTTAGCCTCGTCGGTGAAGAGTTTCTCGAATTCCTTCTGGATGTCGCTCTGCGCAGTCTTATAGTGCCGGTCAATACCTTCCTTGATACCCTTCGTGATCCCAGCCTCATCCCCTGTCAGGCCCCGAGCCTTTCGAGTGGCTTCCCGAGTCATCCTGGCCTGAGCCTTACGGCCAATCGCCTCGTTGACGATCCGTTCGGTCTCCTCCAGGGTCAGCGGCCCCCTGTTAGCCTTCGCTGCCAGGCGCTGCTGGGCCAATTCATCGGCATGGGTCCGCATCTGGCCGTGAATGTCCTCGATCTCAGCCCTGACTTCGGCCAGACGGCCCGCATGGACCCCTCGCTCAGCAGGATCGGTCACATGGAGCGGATTGGGGAGGCTGGTGCGGGCGCCTCGGCCCGTAGCCTGTGACGATTCCTCTAGCCGATTCTCCAGAGTGCCCTGTTCGCGCATCAACCGGCCGAGTTTCTCGATCAGCGTCTCTTCTCGTGGTTCGGAGGGGGCACCTGAGCGCGTTCTCGGGGTGCCAGAGCCCTTTCCACCCCCTCCTTCACCCGTACCTGGGCCGAGAGACTCCCCGATCCTCGACGTACCCGTCACAGCCTTGCGTGTACGGGAGCTTCCGAGCTTCGTGCCCACATCCTTGAGGGCATCCTCGTCTACGACCCCATCTTTGATCGATTTCGCGGCCTTCTTCGCCACATCCCCGATATCATCCAGGCGACGCGACTCTGCGACCGCCGCCGCCCCCAGCCGCGCCCCTTTCTGGGCATTCAATCCACGGGAATGGGCCGCAGCAGACAAGCTCTGACCCTTGACCGCTGTCTTGAGTCCGTTGTAGACCTCTGCTAGTGTCGTCGCCCGCAGCGTAGCCTCTTCTGCCACGTCATCAGGGATCACCCGGCCATTTCGGGTTAGGTCTGCGATCTCTTCCTGGATATCAACCCAGTTCTGTCGGGCTTTTGCCCAGGCATCTCCCCAGGTTCGGGAGTTTTCTCGGAGCATACCCTGCTCAATGGCACTGGCCTGCGGGGAGGCGAGCAGGGCTCTGCCCAGAATCGGCTTGATGGCCTCAGGGTCAGCATCCAGAAGAGCGCCAACATCCTCAGCCTGCTGCTGGAGCGTATAGGGCGCACGCTCTCGGGCTGCTTCACCGGCTACTCCCCTGATCCCCCGCTCAGTGTCTTCAGACATATCCTGAGGAACGGTCCCAAATCCTCGGATTCCCTGTCGTGGCTGCGGGGTCTCCGTTCTCGGAACGTTCTCAAACCCAGGCAGCCCCATCTGCTCAGCTTCTTCGGTCGTCAGCCCCCGCGTATAGGGGGTGGACTCAGTCGGTAGCGACGCCCGAGTCCCCCCGCTATACGGCGAAGGGGAAGGCTCCTCCACGGAAGGAGGAGCCGTCTCCCGTGGAAGAGGTTCAGAGGGGGTAGCCGACACCATCTCTCGTGTCCTGGCCTGTACGTCAGGGAGGGTGAGATCGGTGTTCTCTGCGAGATGCCGTTCAGCCCCCAGAATCACGTCGTCAGTAGCCCCAGCTATCCGCATCTGCCTGATAGCCTGAATCATCCCCTCAACATCGACCTTACCTGCCCCGCCTTCAGGGACTACACCAGATCCGACCGCCTGCAAGGCTCTACCGGCGACCCGACGAGCGCCTCGGGAGCCTGCCAGCATCGCCAGCCCGGCCCCGATGCCTATATTCCGAAGTCGACTCGCGCTGTTTATCGGTCGACCTTCCTCGTCGTATTCGAGCGGTTCACTCACCGCACCGATGACACCACCCTGCGCGGCATTGAACAACGGCCGACGGAGATTCGGAATAACCCCAGAACCTCCAGCAGTACCGGAGAATTCATTCCGCATCTTCGCGAGGGAGGGTTCGAATACAACTACTGCCGGTTTGAATCTACCTTCCGCTCCTTCATAGCGCCAACGAACTCCATCATATCCGGCATCCGACAAAATTCCATTGACAAAGGTTTTATCTCCATCAGCGGCTCTAACCAATGCCGCGTACTGCATATCGAATGGATACGGGAAACTTCTCCAGGATTCTTTGAGTGGCGACTTTCCAAACGCTTCCTGGAAAACCGTATTGATATTCTTGAGGGCTGCTTCCCCAGCCTCTGTAGCATCCAGCGGCTTATCTCCATTGATGAGATTGATCTTCTTCGGCAGACCGATCTTCCGAACGTTGCCGCCTTCGGCAGCATCTACCATGTTATCAGCAGCAAAAATACCCGCCGTATCTGCATCACTCGTGAGATATGCTCCTGGACCCCAGTCACCATCAGGATCAAATTTATCAGGATCAAAGTAGGGGAAATCGGAACGTGAGCCGTGATACCACGTCGATCCCCCCTTATGAGGAGGAATAGATTCCCCCAATTCAGGAACAGCACCTGATCCTAGACGCTGTACATCCGCAGGAACATCATCAGCGGAGCGAACGAGCGCTTCGCCTGCACGGCCCAGCACGCCTCGGGTGCCGCGTACCCCGGCCCCGAGACCTTTGATAGCCAGATCGCCCAACGGCTGTATAGCCGGCGTGGTCGGATCGAACGCCGTCTGCGCGGCGATATCACCAGCGTACTCAGCGGCCTTGATCGCACGATGACCGGCCCCGAGACCACGCGCGGCACTGCCAGCAGCGCCGCCGACGACGTTGCCCAGGGCTCCACCCAGCACCGTCCCCGTTATCATTCGGGTAGCTTCGTACGCTGGCGATGCTTTCGCGTAATCGTTGAGCTTGTCGGGATCGTCCTTGATCGACTGATAGATGCGATCGACCTTCCCCGTGATGCGATCGATCTCCGCTTGTTCCTCAGGCGTCACATAGGCGTACTTGCGCCCGCCTTCAGCACTGAGCGATCCCTGAAGGTCGTTCCACCGTTCAAGCTCGCCCGGATCAAGCTCGGTCCTGGCGATACCGTCATGGGCGAATGCCCAGGTCTGCGGATCGAGTCTCGCACTCCGGTAATCATCGACAGCCTGCAGCGGCTCCATGGCCGCGCCGAACGACCCGACCGCCTGCCGAACACCCCCAGGAAGCCATTCGGGACCAGCAGGTTCAGCACGAGCCGCACCCGTTACGGCTCTGGTCGCTACCCCTGCCGCTCGCCTGATCCCCTCAGGCAAGAACTCTGGACCTACGGCAGGCCCCATCCCTTCGGACTCTCGGGCAGTCGGCGTCCAATACGACCGCTGATCTAGAATGCCGGAGGAACTAGTGTCGTCTCTCGGAGGGGGCTGCGTCTGATCGGGATCTGGGGGAGAGCCAAATACGTCGCTCATCATCGAACCGGCATGAGCGTTGAACTGATCTACAGGGGAAGAACCCTGATCGAAAATCCCCGTCGTGCTGGTATGATCTCCCGGCTCCTGAAAGTCTTTGAAGGCGTCTTCAGGGGTGGGGATGCCCAGGCTTCTCGCCTGGTCCAGCATGGACATCTCGCGCTGATGCTCTTCGTCCTGCTGCTTCTGCTGTGCCTGCGCCTGCTCTAGCCGGAGTTGTTCCTGGAGTTGTTCTTCTTCCTGACGACGGCGTTCCTCTTCAGCCTTCTGATCGACAGCGAGGCCCCGCTCCATCAGGCTCTGCTCGGCCTGCTTCCACTGGTCCATGCCGCCTGGGGCATCGTAGTCAGGGGGGATCTGGGCTTCGTCCATGCGACCCTGAAGCTCAAACTCCAGGGCCGGCATCAACCCTTCCGTCTTCTCACGGAACTGCTGCTGCTGGTCATTCCACCAGTCATCTAGGCGCACGTCTGGGAGTCTAGGCACTTAGATCACCTTCGGAACCTGCGAGGGCACCGTCCCCTTGACCTCGCCAGTCTCAGGATCAATGACTTCCCGTGTTCCCCAGTCTATCACGTAGTCCTGGTCGATCACGTTGCGCCTAATCCACTCCTGACCAGCCGGAGTGACATGCAGGGGGCTGATGTCCTCGTCAGGGGTGGCCGAGGCGGGGGCATAGAACCCTGGATCTACCGGCTCTGGTCGGGTAGGAGCACTATCAGCCGGATACTGATAGGACGGCCCGCTCTGCGGATCTACGCTCATTATGGCCCCCAGGTGTGATCGGAACGTTCCCGCTTCTCTCGAACTACGCTGGCGGGATCGCCATGATGTTTTGACCCAGGATTTCTAATGGCTCGGATGAACATTCGATGCTGGGTTACCGGGTCAAAGAAGTTCGCGTCGGGCGGAATGAATCGCTTATGACCGTACGGATCCTTCTTCGGATCTACGGGGTCATGGATGATGAACTGATAGTACCCCATTGCCGCAGAGTTCAATTCATTAGATCGAGCCGACTTATCCTCAGTACTTGAAGCATACAGCGGCGTCCCTCTATTCTCCCCCGCCATCATGAAGGGATTGAGCCCAGGGTTCTCCCCAGGGAAGGAGCGATCCCCTGTCGAAACCAATTTCATGTTCCGCTTCCAGTACTCCTTCTCAGCCGGATCAGTAATTCCTTCTTCGGTGAGTGCTCTGTCGATAGACTCATCGTAGATCGCGCTCCGTTCCTCTGGAGACATATCAATAAAGGCTCGCATACCCGCGTGCCTAGCTTCCTGAGCCGCAGGATCAGGATCCCAGGGGTTCTCTTGCATGGCCCGTTCCGCAAGTGGAGCCAACTGGCGAGGACCACCATACGATCCTGGATCCCCCTGCTCCACAGACGCTCGGGGATCCCCTTCAGGAGTCTCAGCCTTCCAGGAGTCCATGACCCGCTCTCCGAGTCTATCTGCTGGAGACTTGTAGAGCATGTCAGGGGCCACTGGTCCCCGTTGATGTTCTCCCCGCTCAGCCTTAATCTGATTATAGTTTCCGGTAACTACGTTGACATAGTGTTGCGTCTCAGCGTAGGGAGGAATACCGCCGTACTGCTTGACCGCACCAGGACCGGCATTATAGGCTGCAAGCGCCAGCTTCGGATCGCCCCCATGCAGATCGAGCATCTGCTTGAAGTACCGTGCCCCACCCCGAATGCTCTGGGCGGGATCCATTGGATCAGTGACGCCGACTGATCTCGCTGTTGACGGGATCAACTGCATCAGCCCAGACGCGCCCTTCGGGGAGATCGCCGTCGGATCTCCCTTCGACTCCTGCATCATGATGGCGGTGACCCAGTCGGGATCAACGCCTTCTGAAGTCGCAGCCAACACCACCATAGGCCGGTACGGTTCTGGGATCTTCTGAGCCCCAGGAGATTTGATCCAATCAACCGTCTGCGTGTCAGGCGCGCTCATCGGCTGCGGGCCATTCCTGCTCGGGGCTGGCGGGGCGAACTCCGTCTGACCTGACAACAGCGGTCGCGTGTTCGGCTGCCCCATCTGCGGAGGCTTCAGGTTCATAGCCTTGACAGCGCGCGAGTTTGGATCCACGTCCCCATTGGTGAAGATGGCGGTGTTTGCCGCCCCCCTATACGTGAATCCTCCCCGAGTCAACCAGGGCTGCTCACTCGTGAGCGTTGTTCCACCGGCGTAGTACTTACCCGTGTTCGGATCTTTCGACGAAATCACCCAGTAGTGTCCAGGAGACGACAGCATTACCGGTCGGCCTGCTGCTAGCTCCGAATCAACCTTCTCCCAGCCCTTCCCATCAGGACTGATGGGAGCGGAAGAGGCTTGAAGACCAGCCTCATCCTTGAGCATCCGCACCATGTTATCGGGACCAGAGAACTCTCCGTCTGAGTACTTTCCGTTCGCCATCAAGCGACTCGAATGGTAGCCCCGGTCAATAGCGAAGTTGAATGTCTGCCTGGGATCGGCGTTGTACCCTCGGGACCGCAAGATAGTTGAGAAGGCATTCGGACCGCAGTCCACCAGATCAACCTGATGCGAGATCAACCCCTTCTCCCCCGTGGGGCCGTAGGCATCCTGCCACTGGAAGGGCTTCCCTGGTGGGGTTCTCGCAGCAGCGTTGTCGATCATCTCCTGCTGAATCTCTTTGACCAGCGGGACTTTCTCATCCGCCCCGTAGAAGGCGTCCTTCCACTTCTCGACGTACTCAACCGGAGCTTTACGGGGATCAGATTCCCGCCCGTTCTGAGCCTCTTCACGGCTCCAGGCGAGTCGTGCCACATCGTTCAGATAAGGCTCAGCCCAGACGATAGGCTTTCCTGTCTCGTCACGATCCCCGCGTAGCATCGCAGCGATGCCATTCGCGATGTGAAAGGCGTCCTGGCTAGCGTCATAGCCTGGACCCTTCTCCGTCGCTGCCAGAGATGCCAGCGCAGCGAGGGGCCGCGTGGTTCTAATAGCCGCTGTGACCGGGTCACGGTAGGCTGGCTCGGCAGTGCCCAGGCCTGGAGTAAGGGCCGTGTCGGTGCTGGAGAGAAGTTCAATATTGGGATACCCTGGTCGGGTTCGAGCCGGCGGGGCCTCTGGCCCTCGAAGGAATCCTGGATCGGTCGAAGCATTCGCCGCCGCTCCCGGTCCTCGATAGAATCCATCATCACCTGTTCCAGTTCGAGCATGCCAGGAGGCAGGCTCATAGGATCCCTGGGTGGGCTCATAGGACGAAGGAGGCAGGTTCTGGAACTGTCTCTGCGACGAGGTTCGAGCGTTGATGACGTTCCAGGCATCGGCGTAATCGGGCCTGGATCGAATCCGATCCTCCCACTCCGACCGAGAGAGATCCTCCTGCGTCAGCGGATCGTTCCCCTTCTGAATCGTCAGGACATCATCAGGGTAGTACTGCTCAGGGGCAGGAGCCGCAGGTTCTGGAGAAGGTTCAGAGGGAGCTACCACCCCAGGGAGCGTACCTCGTTCTCGGGAGGATCCTTCTGGTGGGGGCACCACTCCAGGCATCGTATCTCGTTCGTGGGATGGTCCCTCGGGAGGGTATATGGCCCCAGGCATCGCATCTCGTTCGTGGGATGGTCCTTCGGGAGCATGTATAGCACCGGGCAGAGTACCACGCTCTCGGGATGGACCCTCAGTAGCTCCCGTATAGGCTCCTGGAAGCGTCGTTGGCGCCTTGATAGGTGTGATCGGCGTCAGATCTTCTGTCCCCGAGGGATTAGCCGGCATGTTCTGAGGCGAAGTCTCTGGCTCAACTTTTATAAGCCGCCAGGGGCTGGGGATCGTTGGAGACACTGGCTGATTGAACTTCGGCCAGTCGCTCCCACGGATCAGTCTCTTGGTCCCACTGGTCGTGTCTTCGACGGTCAGATAATCCGTGGGCTGGATCATCGTATCGGCGGTTGTCTCGCCTGGAGAGAATCCTCCAGGCGTCCGCGCTCCTGGAGCAGCAGCCCCTGGAGCGGGGGCTGGCCCAGTCGCAGCAGGAGCCGTTACCCCAGCCGGTGCTGCACGTGCTGTTTGAGCGGCGCCAGGGGCGGTAGCCTGAACTGGTGCTCCGGTTGCACTTCCGCTGTTGATGCCATACTGAGCCGTCTGCCCAGGCTGCGGAGGCGGCGTCCGTCCGATCCGACGATCAGGAGCCACTGGTGTCCCTGCTGGAGTATTCGCCAGTGGAGCCGCTCCCGCTCGCGGTTCTGAAGAACCGTAGAGATCTCGATTGCGAGCGAGTTCAGCTTGATGCTGTCGAAGCCACTGAGTATCAGCGTCCGCGCCATAGGTACTCCTGAAGGCTGCGCGGGTCCAAGAACTCTGCTGGGCCAGGGTCTGCCGGTCAGAGGCCATCCTGGCTGCCGTCTCAGCGGTATGAGCAATGTCCTCAGGGGATCCTCCTGCATTAGCAGCCGCCGTCGCCGCAGCCGTGGCCGCGACCTGAGGAATAGCCGGGTCAGGAGCTACATCAAAGACATGCTCGGGGAGGGCAGGATGGACTGGGCTGCTCTGAGGTCGGACCAGAGTGACCGGAGGCTTATAGGCTGGTCCCGAAGTCAGAAGCCAGTCAGGGCTCTTCGGATCAAAGAGCGCCTCCTGCTTCTGGCGCTCCGCTCCGTAGTCGATGAACTCCTGCTGGAGATTCTGAGAGACATCTGCCCCAGCGGGACTCCCAGAGTCAGGAGAGGTCAGCGTCCCAGCATCAGGGATACCGTCGCCATCGCGGTCTTCTTGCTGACGCTGCTCTTCCTGACGGCGCTGTTCTTCATCCATGCGCTGCCGTTGTTCATCGATCTGGCGGCGCTGTTCATTTATCTGACGCTGGCGTTCTGCTTCCTGCTGATCTTGCTGTCGGCGTCGATCCTCGTCCTGTTGCTTCTGACGGTTATCATCCATCCGACTCCGGTTACTAACCCCGAAGTCGTTCGAGTCACCGTTGTCGAAGTTATCCCCACCACCGTTATCGTTGTTGTTGTCCCCACCCCAGCTAAAATCTACGCCCCCGTCGCCATCTCCTTCATCGTGGTTGTCCCCGCCACCGCCACCGCCTCCCCCACCACCGTCATCGTCGTCATCATCATCATCGTCGTCATCGTCGTCGTCGTCGTCGTCGTCCCCACCGCCACCCCCATGAAGCTCACCGGAGACATCGTCCCACTCGTCATAGGCAAACCAACCTGGGGGGAAGTTCTTCCAGAACGATGACATCTGACGATCCTCGCCTTAGTAGCCTGGAATCGGAGCCATCGGCGCAGCGGGCTGCATCGGGTTGGCGTTCGGCTGCATCTGAGGCTGCTGGAATGCCTGCTGCATTCTACGATAATCGGCTGTGCTGGCTGCCCTGGGGAGAGACGCTTGATGCATATTCGGCGGGGCCTGCACACCAGGGGGGTAGACCCGCCACGCTCCATCAGCCTCCGGTTCGTAGTTGTACTGGTTCGGATCAGCCTGTACCCCAGGAGGGTGCATCATCGCCGTCGTCGGTTGAATGTTGGGCGCGGCGTAGGGATTGGGCTGCATCTGGCCCTGCGGCTGCATCGGGTTGGGGGCCTGCTGAACCTGTTGGGCTGCGCCCGCAGCACCAGCCGCTCCCGCCCCCTGCATGGCCTGAGCAGTCGTCGCAGGTGCCAGGATAGGATCCTGTCCGATATTCGGGAGGGGAGAAACCCGAGATCTATTCCCGGCTCGGCGGATTGAGGCGTTCATGTCCGGTCCCATTAGTATTCACTCCCCTCTTCGTCCAGAGAACTCGGCGTAGACTCAGGAGCCTCCCCGGTGGATCCTCCTGCGTCTTCGATGGCCTTCTCCATCCCAGCAAAGTCTGATGCTGCCGCAGGACCAGTCATAGTGACCCGATACTGCGTGTCATCGCAGGGAACCCCAGGCGGATAGACCACCCAGGCCCCTGGACTGGACGACATCGGCTCGTATTCAAAGCCCTCGCCCGTCGAAGGCTCCCCTGGAGCCTTCACGGTAAATTCTGTCGCTTCTTCCGTAGGGGTATCGGAGGGTTCCGAGACCTCTTCAGATGGTGGACCCCCATAGGCCGGCAGATCAGCCATCGCCGTACGACGCTGACGCATCATATCGGCCATATCTTTGTTCGATGTCGCCATCACATCTCCCTACGGCCGGCTAGAAAGCTACGCTTCCCTTGGTTATGCCTTGATACTTCGGCAAACTCTTGGCAAACGCTTCCTGAGCCAGCCCCTTATCCCAGCCCTGGTCCTCGTAGTTCGCCCAGAGAAGCTCCTTCTGGTAGTCGTACGAATTTCCGTAGTTCTGGGCGTTGATCTGGTTCGGAAGGGGGACAGTTCCACCCATACTAGTAGATCCCCCACCGTACTGATAGGGCTGATTGACCAGGGGGGCTGCCTGCGAAGCAGACATCGGAGCCACGCTGCTCACGTCAGCCGTGTGGGCTGGGGAGGCCACTCCAGGAGGATAGACCCCAACCGAACCTGTTCCGTCAGTTGAGTAGTTGTAGGCGTTGACCGGAGCCTGCACCCCTGGGGCCTGATAGCTGTACCCACCTTGCGTCTGGGCGTAAATCGTACTCATCTGAGGATCAGCGTACTGCCGATACATCGACTTCTGATCTTCCGGCAGAGCATTAATGTAGCTCTGTCGCACCGCCGCCGCGTTGGGATCGAATCCAGGATCGGTGATGCCGTATGCAGGCGTTGTCGTCGCTCCTGGGGCGGCAGCAGCCTGCGCTTGAGGAGCTTGGGAGGCGTAACCCGGCGATGGTGGGGGGAGCGTATACCCTCCGCTCGCTCCCCACGTCGCCTGCGCCGCAGCGATATCCGCCGCCGTGATATGCGGCCCTTCGGGTATAGGCATAGGCGCCCCATTGACCGAATGGAATCCGACATTCGAGCCATCCAGCGTATAGCCAGGATGAGCCGCATCCCACTGAGGCTTCCTCGCGTCGTAATCAGGATCACTCGGTCGAGGGATGGGATTGAACGACGCCCAAGGAGGACCGGTATAAGTAGGGGGCGGGGGAGGAGCGGCGGCGGGCGGCGGGGCGGGGGGCGTGCCAGGGGGAGGTATGTACGGAGCCACGGGAACAAACGGTGCTTGAGGACCGTATTGGGTCGGATTGTACTGAGGCGTCGCATACGGAGGAACAAACCCTCCAGGAGGGGGAGGAGGAGGGTTGCCGTTGCCAGCACCGAGCAGCATGTCGGACAACTGACCGGCGGTGTTCGCTGCACCGTATCCACCGGCTCCGACTGAGGTTCCTGAGGGGAGCATGTACTGCCCAGCGTAGGCCCCCATCAATCCAGCCATGCCTCCTGGCATGTTTCCGATAGCGCGGGCCTGCTTGAAGGCGTTCTGTGGACCTGTCAGGGACGAGATAAACTTCCAGCCCTCAAGCCCCTGGGTTGCCTCGAACTTCTCCCGATCAAACGTCTTCTGCCCATTGAGATAGCCCGTAGCCCCAGCCAGAAACTGGGCGTTCGCCAGATTCATCTTGTCGTGCATATCCTGGACTTGGGCGTCAGTAAGCTTGCCCTCCAGGGTTTGCTGACCGTTGAACGATCCAGTCAGACGGGCCTGATCCATCAACCACTGGGTGGTCGGTTGCCCCTGATACATACCGGTAACAGAAGCTTCCTGGAAGGATCTCTCCCAGGTATCCTGAGCCTTCTGCCACGCGAGCTTATCGACTTCTAACTGCGTGGACGCCTGGAACTGGGGCATCTCCAGAAGTCGGAACCGTTCCTTCTGGAAATCAAGCGTCGCGGCCCAATTTGCAACCTGAGCCGCGAGTTGCTGGGCCTGAAGGTTATAGAGCTTATCGGCCGAATCGTCCTTCTTAGCCACTATACCGGCTCCACTGGCTCCGTATCTTCAGGCATGGTTGGCATCGGCATCTGCATGGGATCAGTCGTCGGCTCAGGTTCTGGAGGGGGGCGAAGCCCTTGCTTGGGCTTGACCGTCTCCATGATCTCAGCGTAGGTCTGCGTCCCATACTGCTTCAGGATCTTATCACGTCCTTCGGGGTTCGGCTGATCGAACTGAACCGTCCCGTCAGGTTTGGTCTTATACATCTGCCGGCGGAAATAATCCAGCTTGTCGCGTTCACTGGTCGCAGCCGAGAACGGATCCCGATAGCCCCCACGCATCGCCTCGACGTGATAGTCAACTTCCCCATTCATCCAATCAAAGAGGTCGTCGGCTATCCCGTCAAAAGGATGTTGCTGTTCAGGCATCTTATCGACTCGTCGCAGGAACCATGTGCGGACAGCCTGGGGCTCGTTCACCCGCAGGCGGGATCACATGCCCTGAGGCTGGGGGCCGACCCTGGCACTCCCAGCAGAGCTTCTGAGGCTGATCAATTCGTATCAGCCGCTTGCAGCAGGTACAGAGAATCGTCACCATCCTACCGAGCCTTTCGCTCGAAGCACTGGACACTCAGGGGCTGGCTCACGCAGACCACGTTATCAGCCTCGTACAGCTTCGAGTTCTGCTTCGAGAACGACAGCCAGATCACGAAGACCGCGAAGAAGATCGCGAAGATCACCAGGGCTGAGACCGCCAGGGCTCGCTCGATACTACAGGTCCGGCAATGATGGGGGTGCAGAGCGTGTTCGACCATTATCGTCCTTCCGTCAGACCATCCTGAGGATCAGGATGACCAGGATAATCACGACCAACAATCCTACGAGACCGCCCCCGACATACATCGCGACCCTCCTTCTCCAAATGAACAGCGAACAATCGGCTTCTCATGAATCGGGCCTTTGGCTCCACACGATCCACAGAAAATCCAGGTGTTCGGGCGGGTGACCCCAACGGGAACTCGGAATCCCATACGATGACACCGGTAGCACCGACGTTCCTTCATCAGCCACCCCCTGGAAGCGGGAGATGCTGCGGCGGCGCAGGTCTAGCTCCCGCTGGCGCTCCCTGATTCTGTCCAGGGGCTTGCGGGAGACTCATCGGCGGAGGAGTCGGGGCGGGTGCTACGGAACCTGCCGGTGGGACGAATCCCGTTGTGGGCAATCCCTGGGAGACACCCGGCTGGGCACCTGGGGGCAGGCCAGACATTTCTACCGGAGGAGCACCACCAGGGGCACCTTCGGGGCCGAGTGCCTGCATACTCTGCTGCTCCAGGATGTTCAACTGCTGGAAGATCCGCTGCTTCATGTTGTTGCGGATCTCGGGATCCTGCTTCAGTTCGTACAGCATCCATGATCGTTCCACTTCAACAGGGTTACGTCCTCGTCGTCGGACTGCTTCCTCGGGGGACATCAGCCGCATGTCCAGTTCCTGGTGAATGATCCGAAGCTCAAGCTCGTCGTTGTTGATCGTCGCCGGCTTGAGTTCGATCTCGTAGTTGTGGACCCCGTCAATCTCTTTCGGACCCAACCCAATCCAGCCAGCCTTGTACTGACGAGGCTGCCCCGGCCGCTTACGGGGCTGCGGGACTGACCCGTAGACGTAGACCGTCTCCCCGATCTTCTCTTCGATCAGGGCTGATTCCCAGTTGGTCCGCTCAGCATGACAGGTCTGGACGTTATCAACAATCGGCCCCCAGGTCAGCGAGGCCAGGTGGGCTGCCTGATTCAGGGCGTAGCCTGCCATCTCGCCAGAGACCGCCCCCTGGACGGTGTCAGGGAGGGCCAGGTCGATCATGGACTTGACGAACTGGATCGCCTTGTCCAGATCAACAGAGGTATGAGGCTGATCCATCGGGGCGATGTCGTGCGGGAAAATGGCGCCTGGAACAATCTTCTGCCGGTTCCCTACGATCTCATCGGCCGCCAACCCAAACGGGGCGTCAGGGAGGTTATAGGTCGGGGCCTGTGTTCTTCGGTACGCGGGATACGCAAACGAAAAGGCAGCCTGCGACTGCATGGTCAGGAGCGCGTTGAGTAACGGGAACAAGTGGAGATAGGCATACAGGACAGAGAGATGGGCTTTGTGCGGCTCCCGAGAAGACGTAAGAATGCCGGCTGCTTGGAAATACGGACCCCTCAGGACTCCCAGATTCGGATCTCCGTAGCCGTGATCCCATTCTTCCACCATCATCCCAGAGCCACGTCGCTTGTCTACGATGTCACCGGGGCCTCTGAGGATCACCGTACACTTCTCGGGATCCCAGAGTTCTACCTTCTCGATAGTCTGCCGCATCGAGTTGGACTTCCCGAAGACCTGCCCCCACTTATCCATCGGCAAGGGAAGGGAGGCTACGTCGTCCATCGCGACCACTTCGCCCTTGGCGTTCAGGGCAGACTTGTGCTTGATCAGCGTCTCAAAATACGGGACTGCTGAGACCTCGGCTATTCGGACGAAGCCGTCTTCGCCGCGCTGATAGTACATGAACTCCGGCGGGACTTCGGTCGTTTCGATGGGGTAGGGGAGCCCACGCTTCTTCTCTTCGGTCAGGGCGTCCCACATCCTGGTCGCATGGTCGCGGTCCATCTCCCCGCTATCTACCTTGCGGTCGAGTTCCTTGAGGAGATCTCGGGAGTAGGGGGTGTACTTGGCCCAGGCGCGGTTCTTCCGCTCCATCGTCTTGAACCAGCCGTCGCCTTTGGTGACCACCGCATCCATGAACAGGCGGTGAAGGGGGCGCTTCTTTTCTCGTTGCTGTCGAACCCACGAACCTTCAAAGAACCGGCAGCGATGAGCGGCATCGTCTTCACCGTCGTCGCCAAACTTGATCGGGTCAAAATGCACCGTCGGAGCGTTCAGGGAAAGGGCCGCGACGATCTGATTGACGATGTGCCGGGGAAGCGGGGACTGCACGGAGATCGCCGTGTCCTGGAAGTTACTCGGGATGTTGACCTTCTGCTCCAGGAAGACGACGCGGTCGATCAACTGGATCATCGTGTCACGCTGGACGAAGTCCTCGCGGAGATCGGACACGAAGTCCAGGGCAGCCCTCGCCCGATCTTCCGGCCCCATCTTGGCGAAGCCAGTCCAACCGGGCGAGGCAACGAGGCTTCTCTCGTCAGGAAAGGTCATCTAGTAGAACCCGACGAATCCCGCAGCGGTTGAAGCTGCCATGACGCGCGTGATGCTGAGCTTGAGGATCGTGCCTGCTGGCACGGTCGGGATCACCAGCGTATTCCCAGGATCTCGGGTCAGCCTGACAGCAACATCACCGGTCGTACCGACGTAGAGTTGCTTGATCCCCGTCAGATCCGTGGAGTCGCTCTTGGTGATCGCTACACCTTTACTGGAGGGAGACATGGTGCTCCCCTTAGGACGTGATGTAGCTCAGGGTCGGGGTGCCCGACGCTGACTTCGCCCACAACTGGTTGAGGTTCTGGGCCTGAACAACCACGCTGTGACCAGCGGCAATCGTATAGGTCTGCGTGGTCGCGTTCCACCCGATCAACACGGCGATAGACGCATCGTTGTTGGCGATGCTGACTTCCAGGCAGGGCTGCGCTGGAAGCTGAACGGGAGTAACTGACAGGGCCTGCGTACCGGTGGCTCTCGCCATGATAAACTCCTTCGGAAGCTGAACCTATGGTAGCACACGTTTACGCGGACATCACCATCTGCGTCTGTACAGGTTTACTCGACCGCTTCAAGCGGGTGGCCTGCTCCTCCATCTTCTGCACGGTCAGTGCCGCCAGGGACAGGGCATCGACCTGATCCTTGAACGTCGAGTTGGGGAACCCCAGGAGTTCGGACATGAACGTCCGATACCAGGGAGCCTCCCGATCTGCATACATAAAGCCGTGTTCCGCCCGTCCCGCTGGAAGTCGGGCACGTGCAATCTTATCAGCTTCCGGTTTGTCTAAGCGAATGTCACACATGATCTCCGACATGATCCGAATCACCATCGACCGAATCATGGCGTCATGAAAATTCTCGGTCTCGATGACCGTGACCAGGGGCTTCGTCAGCCGGATCAGTTCCTTGAGGCGTTCCTCAGAGTCTCGGACCTGATACCTATTCCGGTCCACGTGGAGCAGATACATGTTGAAGTTGGCGTCCACGGCATAGGTCAGGATCACGGTGAAACAGGTCCGCTTGTTCTTCGAGAACGCCAGGTCAACGGCCTGGGCGGTGAAGCACTGGGGGAAGATCTCCTGCCAGAAGTTCGGGGGGAGATCTTTGAAATAGAACTCGTTGGTGAAGATGTCCCCACCGATGCCTCGGGGATCGGCCTGATAGACCAGATCGTACTCAGCTATCGACATAGACTTCTTGGTGGCTGCGATGAACTCAGGGGGGAACTGGTCAACCCAGACGGACTCTCCGGGGAGTCTCCCCATCGGGTCGCCGTCTTCTGCTTCGAGGGGGGTGCGGATGATCAGCCAGTCCCCTGACTGCTCGGCCAGCTTCATAAAGTGGCCCCCCAGATCCCCCTCAGCGAAGCGGGTCATGACAGCCAGCAGCCAGCCGTCCTGGGTGTTCAGACGAGGGACCACAGTCTTGGTGTAATAGTTGATGGCTTTCGCTTGCTCGATGTCTGACTCGGCTTGTTTTTGGTCGAGTACATCGTCCAGGATAATCCCGTTTGCTCTAGCCCCCATGACGGACATGCCGAATCCAACGGCTTTGTACGCTGGATCTTTCGATCCGATAGGCGTACCTCTAAGGTAAAGACCATCTCCAGACCAGCCTCTGGCTCGGTGAGGACGGCAAGACACATCGGGGAAGACTTCTGCATGGCGCTCTGACTCCTGCAAGGTCATCCGGACCGTGGTCCCGAAGGTCTTCGCCATGTCGTCCGACGAGGTCATGAAGAGCAGGTTGTGATCCGGCCTGTTCCCCAGGTAGAAGCAGGGCCGGATCAAACTATTCCAGGTGGACTTGGCTGAGTTGGGGGGCGCCAGGATCAGGATCTTATTCTGTCGGATCCTGCGAAAGATCACATCATCTACTTGCCGGTTCCAGAACTGGTGAACTCTCGCAGCAGTATGGCCGAAGACGTATTCACCGTAAAGATCGACACTGCCCCGCATGGCAGCGAGAGTCTCCTCAGCTTCTTCAGCGGTTGCTCCGAGAGCGGGGTTGAAGACTTTCGGCTTGAGCTTCTTGCTGGCTGCCGCGCGGACGACGATGTCTTTGAGGACTTCATCAGCCACATCCTCCGGTACGTAGAAGGGGTTTTCACGGCTAGGCATCGGGGGAGAACGTTTCAACACGATTCAGGGACGCGATGTAGACGTACTTCGAGCCTGACTCTCCGTAGGCTTCGGACCAATCAGGTGTCAGATAGTGTTCATTGGTTGCGGGGATATCCTGATTCTCCTGCATCGCGACCAGAATCCCCGGCCCGACATTATAGGTCGTCGCCGGAGGTTTGGGGATGACGTGCCCTGGTTTGCCGAGAAGGGGAATTCTGCTGGCGTCGCCGTTGAAGATGTTCAGGTCGCAGTTCCCCTGAATCCCCGGCACCTGTCCGATGTCCGAGTGTTGCCAGAAGCTGATCCGCTCCCAGGGCTCAGGGGGCGCGGGTATCGTCGCGCGGTAGTTCGAGAGCCAGAGCGGGTAGTCGGCTAAGCCCTGTTCTTCAGACATCCCCCGAGACGACGTGTACCAGGCTCCGGTATAGATCAGCGGGGGAAACCCCAGAACCTCCTCCAGGTAGTCCAGGAACCCCAGGCTCCAGGCCCCCGCTGAGGCGTAGGGTCCACCCGTATGGTACTTCTCGTCTTCCATGTCCAGAACGACCATGTCCCCAGGCTCCAGGCCCCCGACATGGTTGATCGAAGCGAGGAAGAAGCTGGCTTCGGCGTCTGGAGATCCTGAGGACGGTCGTGCGAAGTGATAGGCACCTCGGTGCATACCGACGCGGTGCATCTCTCCCCAGTTCTGGGGGAAGTACGGATCGTTGTAATAGGTTCCCTCGGTGGCCTTGGCGAATCCAAAGACATAACCAGCGTCGCGAACCTGATCCCAGTCGATCCAACCCTGGTGATTCGAGACATCCACGCCTCGGACTGCGGTGCCTGAGCTACTCATACAACAGGTGCCTCGGGTGCGTAGGTTACGGTCTTTCCGTTCGAGAAGATGTACACGTACCGGCGGCCAGACTTACCAAACGTTTCGCTGTACTGATGCTTGCCCTGAGACGCTCCGATGGGGTGGTAGATCTCGTCCGTCCCAGGCTCATCACCATAGAACGCCATCTGGGCTTTGACCCCGTCTCCAACGGTGAACACCGGCATTTCCTCTCCAGATCGGGACGGCAGTTCCTGGAAAGCATACCAGCCAGGGCGCCGTGAATCATCATCGCGTCGGAGACCGAACGCACTCGGACCCCGCTCCCAGGGGGCGCCGATCTGATCCTTCCAGGCAAAGATAGACGCTCCCTCGCAGACCTCGGGGCCGAGATCGTAGAGGGTCTGCGCTGCCTGGGTCAGCCAGGCAGCCTGCTGCTGCTCACCCCCCGCCATCCCGACGGTGACCCCGATCTCGGTGCAGTAGATCGGTCGCCCCGAGATCCCGTGAGCCGTCGTGATCGCGTCCTTCAGGTCTCCAAACCCCCAGCCGGGTACTCCCCAGCCTGTCGGTCGCTGGCCGTAGGGGTGGAGGTTGAAGTAGTCCACCGAAGAACGGCACAGACTGGCCAGACGATCCAGGTACTCAGGCCAGCGGCCACCGGCGACAGACGTGGCAATGACCTTGATCCCTCGGGGCCGCAGTATGACCGAAGCTCGCTGAATGAGATCGGCGGCAAACTCTGGGGGGACATCGTGGGGGTTATTCTGCCAGAACAGGTCGAACTCGTTGCCGACTTCGACGGCCCAGGGTTTGTTCGGGAGGTTTGCGATCTGCTTGATCGCGTCATCCCAGCCACTCCAGTCTGACTTGACCTCAGCGCACTCGTTGTTGACCGTCACCAGATAGGGCCGGCTGCGGGCGCTGACAGCCCAGCAGTCATCGACGTGATAGAGGATGGATCGGAGCAGGGCTGGCCGCAACGCTTCGACTTCGTTCAGGGAGGGCAAGAAGGGAGGGGAAACGACCAGCCCAAACATCAGGCATGCTCCTCATCATCCCAGACCAGACGGGTCTTGCCGCCGTGCCCGTGGATCAGGACAACTGACTCGACATCGGGGTAGACCACCACGCTGAAGTACTGCGTCAACCAGATCATCGAACACCAGCCTGACGAAAACTGGACGCCCTCAGCGATACGTCCAGTTCCCGAAATGCCGGTTTCATCTACGTCTCGTTCCAGGTGAAAGCGCCGAGCCATAGGATCAGTCATCTCCTCGGTAGGGGGTGCAGGAGACTTTGACGCTGGATCCGTCAATCTCTATGCCCCGGTAGTAGTGGAAGTGGCCGACGGCTGCTTCCCGCCCAGCCTTCTGACAGAGGGCTGTTTGCCAGGATCGTTCGCTCGTGGGGTTCGACGCCATCTCTTCGCGGTCAGCCCCGATGATCGTCATGAACTTGTACCGGTAGCAGCCCTGGGTGTGGTCAACCTTGACGACCATCCCGTCAGTCCGGCCCTTGGTCAGATCCCCGTCGAATTCGTAGGTTCCGCAGTCCTGGTTGAACCCCGCTAGACTTTGCGCCTGAGCAGTAACCTGAGTCGCTCCCAGAGACAGTACGAGCATGACCAGCGTCCACAGTACACGCATATCACTTCCTTCCCGGTGCTCTCATCTGAGAATCCGCCGCTTCAATCTTCCCCCGTACAAAGAGGTGCCAGCCCTGCACCCCAGCCAGCAGAAGCTCCATCAAGATCAAGACCCAGCCAACCCACTGGTTGGAGACGGTCTGGTCCACCGTCGGCGGTGGGGGCGGATACTGCATCGCGACCGCGCCAATCAGGATGAACCCGACCCAGATCACACAGAGGGTTCCGTTCGCACACCAGGATGAGAGCGCCACCCAGTAGCGCGGCCCCCAGATCCGCGCTCTGGGTGGGTTCTCCTGGGAGGCATCGACCACCGCCCTGAGATCCAGGTAGCCGCTCACCGCCAGCCAGATCGAGAAGCACAGCCCGGCAGCAGCCACCAGGGTCCAGGCCCACTCAAGGGGAGAGGCTTTCACCATGCCGCATGATCCTCCGGTACATCGGATTGGATCTGCGCTTCAACCTCTCGGGTCAGCCTCTGAAGTCGGATGTCCAACACACGCTTGCGACGTTGAAAGGCGTACTTATCCTCGTCAGCTTCTTCGGACGCCGGAAACCTGGGGATCAGTCCCAAAAACCCCAGGAGCTTCTGCATCACGGTGGACTCCTCCGCTGCCCGCTTCTGCGAACGGCCTTCTCCCCGAGGCCAATCGTCGCTTCGAGACTGTCCGTCACCCGGTCTCGCTCTGATCGGGCTTCCATCACGTTGGCATGCTCGGCCGCGATCTGTTGGTTCAACGCCCCGAACCACCCGCGAAAAAGAAAGACAATCACCCCCTGAAGCACGAGCCAGATCGCGCCTAACAGCGCCAAAGCCCCAGGAGAAAAGCACACGTCTCCACCCAACCACGTAGCCTCCAGAGTTAGTTGAAATCTGGGAGCTTGACCTTATGAGCCTGGAGCACCTCTTTCGCGATGTCTTCAAGCTCCACGATATCATAGCCGCCCTCTGCTGCCAGAGACTGGAGTCGGATCCTGATGTCCACCGCGACCGGCGTGTTCAGACCCAGAAGCTCAGCCTTCTGCTTCATCAGCTTGAGCATCCGATCAATAGCTTCGAGCATCACCGGCACTGGAGTTCCGTCGAGATGGGAGCCGGTGGAGGGAGCGTGGATCGCCGCAATCATCTGGTCGATCTGCGCGATCATCAACTGCCGATGCAGATCAGTATTCAGTTCCTCAGATTCCTGAAGCTCTATCAGCGCCTCGGAGGTGTACTGTTTCGCTTCCTTGGTGGTGATGTGCAGCGCCTGGGCCATGATGTCGTAGGGGATCATGGCCTTTCGAAGCCGTAAGCATTCCTGCCGCATGATCAGAGCATCGGGGGAATCGAGGACTTCACCCGACGAGGAGTGGGGGGAGGAGCCGTGAGGGGAAGAAGATGACGAGGGGGGAACCGTATCGTCATCTTCCTCCCCATCAGAGAAGGATGGAGGCGGTAGCGCCCGTAGACCTGACGAGTCAGGCCCGCGTACCGCCTCCATCCAGTCAGGGGGGAGATCCTGCCGATCCTCAGCAGGATCATCCGGCGGAATGATATCGCCAATCATCAGGCTAAACCCTGGGAGAAGCTTCGGTCGTTTGGGCTGCATTGCGTGGTGCTTCGCAACCACGCGCTTCCAGCGAAGCCGATCTCGTTCTCGCTGAATCGACTTGCGAAGAGCAGCGTTGCGATATTTGGTAACCACGCCCGTACTGGTGCAGAGATAGTCTGCAATCTCTCGCTTGGGAACCCCATCAGATGCCATGCGCATAACCGCTTCGCGCATCTGAAGATCGTAGATCTGTTTGGCGGTAAGCTCCCGCTCACGGCGAGCTTTGTAGCGCATCGATTGCCCGAGCTTATTCGGCTCAGGCAGCGCACGCTGTCGCCGTTGGTGCCGCCATTCATACGCCATCGTTCGCAGTCTTCTCTACCAGACCAGCTTCACGAGCCAGCGTCATCAGATGCTGCATATCCTGCTGAACATCGAACGAAGCCCTGGGGGTATGTCCAGGGAAAGATTCGTATCGATCTTCAACAGGTCTCGCGACTAGCTCCGGCTGACCCGGTCGCATATGGGATAGGTAATCCAGATCCGCATTGGAGAACGGATCGACCAGCAGACCACAGGACATACAGACAGGCGCATCAATCCCAGGCTTTGGGGCGCGCCAGATGGTCTCTCCTGGGGGGCAGATCCTGATCTGATCGAGAGACGCCTTCTGGTGCTCATAGGGTGGGACGGTCAGGTAGTGGGCGATGCCCCCACAGGGAGGGATATCCAGGGGAATCTGTTCCGAGTCAACGCGCTGAACAGTATGCCGGATCGGAATCCAACGTGGATTGGGGGGATCTCTCGGAGCGTTCAGGTTTGAGGGAGGAACGACCAGAGAGGCCCCGACCAGTCCTGCAAGGTTCGGGACGGGAGGGAACTCCGCAGGGTCACTCTCGCGGATCTCCCCGCGAAGCCTGCGGATCCCCTCGTAGATCGGCTGGAGCGCCATCTCCAGCGCATCCAGTCTCGCCAGTAGGGCGTGCGGATTCACTGGCATAGGAGGAATCCTCTCATTCGTCCCGGCACCACCAACCGACGAAGATCTCAGCCCCATCATCCTGCGCACTATCGAGCTTCAAGAGATGAGGCTGATTCGGATGAGGCCACGGAGACAGGGGGCAGACCAATCGATGTACGACCGGCTGACCGTGACTCCAGAACAGTGCCAACGTCTCCTGCCCACACGCCTGACGTACTTCCTGGAGAGGCTCGGGAGGGGGGAGCGTCGTCGTCAAGGCTTCGGGATGATACCCATTCGTCGGCGTAGGCTGATCAACCTGCAAGGGATAGGGGGCTGGGCTGGGCTGGCGCCCCTCTTTGGACTTCTTTCGCCGGAGCCGCTTCTTCTGACTCGGAGTGAGACCCCCAGGCTGGAGGGGGGTGGACTGCTGTTGGATCTCCTGCGGAATCTGCGGAGGAAGAGGCTGAGGCACGTTCGGGACCAATCCCTGGGAGGTCATCCTGTACCTGGGCTGTTCTTCCGGTTCTGAATCTTCATACCAGATCTGCTCCTGTTGAACTGGAGGTTGCTGAACCTGGGGTGGGTAGGGA